TTATCACGACTTCTGCCCCCGCGTGCGGCCCGGTTCGGCTTGCGCACGCCTATGGCGTTATGAATGGGAACTCACGCAAGCGCCAACCCAACGCGAAAGCAGGACGGGTGTGAGGGGAATGGTGTATTCCTGAACCTGTGACAGCACGGCGCACCAGCTCGTGCTGGCCCTTTGGCTCCGGCCCGGCTCCGTCCGGCAGACCATGGGCGAAGCTCTAAACCCAGCCACGGCTGGGTAAGGGAACGCTTTGCCCATTCCACCTAACCCCCACCATCCAGCATCTGCAAATTCGGGGCCTGGATTGAAGTCTGTTTTCGTGTTTACAAATCATAGTGACTCAATAGCAAACAGGCAAGCAACAAACGAAGCATTTGCTATGGTTTACGTGCTTTGTTGCTTGCTCCGTTGTGGCACAATAGAGAGGTAAACAAAGGATCGTTTACACGTAATGTCGATCCAGAAGCAATTGCTTCTGCACGGCTGCATAAGAAAAGAAATTCAACTGCTCAAACTGACACGGAAAGGAAGTCGATGATTTTTGCTTTGGTCAATGACAAGGGAGGCGTGGGCAAGACCACGACCGCCGCAAACCTTGGCGTGATGCGCAGCCTGGCTGGGTATCGCACTGCGGTGGTGGACTGTGACAAGCAGAACACGCTGTCGAATTGGTGTGTGCTTCGGGCGCACCTGAACCCTGGCGCGCAGTTCCTGGTGCGGCATCAGCTGACTGGATCGGACGTTGCAGAGCAGCTGCTGTCCATGGTGTCGCCGCCCAATGAGGATCTGGACGTGATCGTGGACACACACGGCGCCGATTCCGTGGAAATGCGCCAGGCCATGAGCGTGGCCGACAAGGTGGTGATGCCTTTGCAAATGTCCCAGTTCGATCTGTGGGGCGTTTCTCGCGTGCTGGAGGTGGCCAAGCGGATCGAGGCCACTTGGCCACCTGGCAGCAAGATGGACATTGCCGCAATGATCAATGGGGCGCATCCGTCATCCGTGGCGGATAAGAAAAAGATGCGTGAGGCACTGGAAGCCGAGGGCTTGAAGGTGTTGGACACGGTTATGCACTGGCGAACCATCTACCAAAAAATGTCCAGCACAGGGCTGGCCGTTGTGGAAATGAAGAACCAGGATGCCCGTGGAGCAGCGACCAAGGAGATTCTTGGCCTGTACCGCGAGGTCTTCGGGGAAGAATGGAGGATTAAGGAATGACGGGACGTGATTTCAGCATGAAGATTCCAACGGCTTTGACGCCTGCGGAGCGATTAGCGCGGGCGAATGCAGCTAGTGGTGTATCTGCCGAGGTGGCCACGGAGCCGGCGAAGGCCGCCGCCCCGGCCGCTCCTGCCCCCGCTCCTGTTGCAGCAGCGCCTGCAGCAAAGCCAGGCCTGCGGCCGTGGGAGGTTGCCGGCGTCAGCGACAAGGGGTCTAAAAAGCGCCTGCCGCTGTATATCTCGCCGGCGCTGCGCGCAAAGCTCGAGTACCTGGAATCGGTCGGCAACGGCAAGGGCACCATGAGCGAGATTGCGGAGGCCGGTGTCCTGGCTGAATGCTTGCGCGTGGAGCAAGAACGCGGGTTGCTGCCGTCTGATGCGGCCGTGAAGGTCAAGCCCCGGATCGTGGACAAGACCGAAAGCGCGGTGCAGGGAAGCCCCCGCCGTATCACGTTGCTGATTGATTCGGCCCTGCATGAGCGTGCTGCTGCGTTGAAGCAGCTCAAGGCCGTGGCCACGGTCGCGGATCTTGCCGTGGCCGGCATCGAGGACGAGTGCAACCGCCGACTGAAAGCCCGCGGCGATCTGTGATCCGCTGGCGCTGGCCAGCATGAAAAAAGCCCCTGGCCAGACGGCGCAGGGGCTTTTTTGTTGGGTCAGTTCAGGGAGGGGAGGGGTTCGACCTGGCGCCAGGGTTGGCCCAGCTCTTCGCTGGCCAGCTGTACCAGCGCTTCGCGGCGATCCATGCGATCGACGAGCACGGCAAGGCGGGAGATCCGCCAGGCCTGGTACTGCAGGCCCCACTTGGGGGCGGTGGTGGGGGCGGTCATCTGGCCGGATTTTTGAGCGCGGCCGCCAGTTTTTCGGCCAGCAGCGGGGTGATTTGGCGGTGTAGCAACCTGGCCAGCGCTTCTTCCGTGAGCCATTCGATCGCGTTGGTGGTGATGCCGTAGCAAACCTCTGCAGCGCGGCCCATGCGCAGATAGCAGTGCATGTAGCTGGCCTGTTCCTTGCGGTAGACCGGATCCTCTCTCAGCTGGTGATCGACGCGGATTGCCAGCGTCTGCATTGCTTGAAGAGAAACAGTCATCGTTGCGATGGCCCCCGGATCAAAGCCTGCCAGATCAAGGCCGCCCCAAAATTCCTCTTCGTAGACAAGCACAGGCTCTCCAGGCGACACGTCTACGGAGTTGCCCGGTTGATCCGGTGGCAGCGCGATATGTTCTTTTGGCAGGATCTCGCGCAGCATGGCCAGGGATTCTTTGGCCTGGTCAAGCAGCTTGGCCACGGTGCCGTTGGCCTGGTCAAGTTTCTGCCGCGTGAACTTCAGCGTGTTCCGCGTCTGCACCAGCTGGGCGCCTGAATCCTCGACTGCCTTCTGCAGCATGGCCACCAGCTGTCGGTGCCGGCGTTTCTGGTTTCGACCGTAGCGTCTGCTCATTTTTTTGTCCTGTTTGCTGTGGGCTTTGTGTTCATAAAAAGGGTGGCCAGCGCGGTGGAGATACCCGCCTCAAGCTCCAGAAACGTGCGCCAGGTCTGGAAATGCACGTCGCGCTCCAGCTGGGGAAGCCGGGGGTTAGCGGCCCTGGAAAAGTGCCACTCCATCAGCTCGGGCGACTTGGGCGCGTCGTCGGGAATGCAGCTGGGGTCTGGTGCTTTGCGCAACCTGGTCAAGTACGCATCCAGGGCGTTGAGCTGCGTGTGCGTCTTGTGGTGGAACCTGCGCACGTCCTGGGCAAGTCGGAGGTCGAACATGCGGTCGCCGTTGGCCAGCAGGGTGGCGTGCAGGCCTACCGGCTTCTGACGAGCGGCCGGTCGCGTGGGGAAAGCAGCTGGGGCGGTAGCTTGGTTTGCGTGTACGAGTTCCATAGAGCGGTTCCTTCGGGGCAGCGCGCATCCGGCGCCCGCGTGAGGCCGGCCGCAATGCAGGTCTTGCAGTTGACGTGGTGGGCCAGGTAGGCGCGGTCTGCGTTCTGCCAGGTGGTCATAGGGTGAGAGGCGAAAAAAAACGGCCGCTGGGGCCGTTTGGTGGGTGGTGGTGCTGGTCAGCGCGGTGCCGGCCGCCAGATGAAGTCGCCGTTGTCCTCGCGGATTGCTGGCTCACTGTCCTGGCAGGGGCACACATGGCCGCTGAACTTGTCGGCCACGGGCCGCCAGAAGTGCCTGGCCAGGCCGAAAGGGACGTGGTTGTCTTCGGTCGCATCCAGCAGGCCGAACATGCCTTTGATGGCGCGGGCATCCGAGCTGGACACGCGCCGGCCTTCTTTGGTCATGCTCAGGTGGTACTCGGGGCCGAGATCCATTTCGCCCTGGCCAGGGGTGGGGTGCTCTACGCTGGAGATCACCACGTAGCCCTGCAGATGCTCCCAGGCCGTGAAGGCCTGCAGGGCCAGCAGCGGATCGCCTGCGCGCCGAATGAGTGCTTCCCTGTTCAGGTCGCGGCGCCACTGGTAGCCGATGGGGGCTTTCGGCTGGATAGCCGAGAGCACGTCGATGGCGGCCGTCACTGGACTGTTGCTGGTGCTGGCGCTGGCGCAGCCTTCTTTGCTTCGGCCATGGATTCGTGTGCCAGCTTGTTGAAGTGCATGACGATATCCAGAGTGGGACTGAGGCTTGTAAGGATCACCTGATTCTTGGCCAGGGCGATGCCCACGCCGGCCAAGAGCAGGGCCAAGTGCTTGGGCGCGTCGAAGTTATCCGGGCTGCCCTGGATGGTGGCCACAGTGGTGTCCATCAGCATGGCGGCCTGGAGAGACTGTTTCCAATCAATTTCCAGCTGGAATCTGACTTCCTTTGTGCCTTCTGGTGCTTGTGTGGTTGCTTCGTTGTTCATGTGCTTGCTTTCAAAATTCTTCGCAGGTCAGCGAATAAAAGGTGCCTTTGGTGGCGGGGGTGGTTTCAAAGGGGTACGGGAGGCCTACGCACAGGCTCACGCCGGTGACGCGCAGCCGCGATTGCTCGGTGCTCAGGGCGGTACCGACTGCCGGCGCCAGGCCTGGCTGCAGCCGGAAAACTGGATAGGCCACCCCGTGGCGGATCACGCTGACGACCGTAGGCAGCAATGCCGGGGGCATGGTGCTGGGCTTGAACGGCCGGGGCAGTGGGTGCGGCGCGCCGACCGTGGCGAAGCGGTTGGTGTTGGGCGGGCGCGGGTCGAAGCGGTCGAACTTCATCGCTTACGGCCGCAGCTGCAAGATGTTCCGTTTGGGGAGGTCTGTGTGCACCGCTGCAGGGTCGCCGCGCATCGCGTACAGCTTGTTCAGCTCCAGGGATCCGTGCTGCAGGGCGGGGTCGGAGTAGTCGGGCAAGGCCCGCATGCCCGCTTCTGCGCTGAGCTGGACGGCGTTGGCGGTCTGCAAGGTGATGGGCGTCCTGCTGGTGATGTGCTTGATCAGCGCGTCACTTGCCAGCATGTAGGTGCACAGCCGCGTGTTGTCTTTACGTGCGCTGAATTCCTCGGCCGCGATGAAGAACAGGAAGTCGTCCACGACGGCGCGAAACATGGGGGCGTTCAGGGTGGCGCCGATGGCGTAGACCGTGCGAAACCGGTTCAGATCCATGGCCTGCAGCATGTGGGCGCGCAGCTCACGCAGGGAGTTGACCAGGCCGTGCTGGCGCTGGACGCGCTGTGCCTGGTAGTGGAGGCTGGATGCGATGGGGTTGAATCGGGTTTGGAGCATAAAAAAAGCCCATGGCGTTGGCCGTGGGCTGCTGGTTGAGGGGTGAGCGATCAGGTGTGCGAGCTGGGGCGCGGGACACACGCCGGCGACAGCAGAGCATTCATTTCAAGCCTTGCCCGCCGCTTTCCGGCTCACACACTTGATCGCTCACAGGCCCGCGTTGCGGGCTGGTGGGTTACTGCTGCTGGGCGGCCTGGCGGTTGCCCAGCATCTGCATGGTGTCACCGCGGATCTCGGTGCGGTAGTGTTCCTGGCCTGCCTGGTCTGTCCACTTGCGGGTGCGTATGGAGCCTTCCACATACACCTGGGCGCCTTTGCGCAGGTACTGGTTGGCGATTTCAGCCAAGCGGGACGAGAACACCACGCGGTGCCACTCGGTGGCCTCCTTTTCCTCTCCGGTGGTCTTGTCGCGCCAGCGGTCGGTGGTGGCCAGGCTGATGGTGCACACCGTGTCTCCGCTGGGGAACGTGCGGGATTCCGGGTCTTGCCCGAGGTTGCCGACGAGGACAACCTTGTTTACAGATGCCATGTTATGCGGCTAATTGCTTTGTTGGTTGGTTGCTTGCTTGCGCGCCGCCGTAGTATGCCTGCCCGCCTGCCAGGTCTTGGCCAAGCCGCTGGAAGCGGCGCATGCGCGAAAGCAGGTTCGCCAGGCTGTGATGCTCCCGCGTCTTGGTCTTGGTGAGCACGAAGCGGGTGGTTGCGCCTGTCTTGGGGTGCTGGCATTGCGCGGCCACGCCATTGCCGTAGGTCTGGATCTCTGCGCAGCTGGTGAGGCCGGCTTGATTCAGGAGCGATTTCAGGAGTTTGAGTGTTTCGTTCATTGGTTTGAGCTGGTTGATCCGGGCTTGCTCTGCGGCGTGCCTCGGGCAAAAAAAAGCCGGGCACATGGCCCGGCTGGAGAAGTTGGGTTTTATCCCAACGAGGGAGGGTGGAAAGCGGAGGCGATCCCGCAATGGCACGCTGTGCATGCGCTTGCGGCATAGCCCCGAAGGGTGGTGAATGTGGCACCCGGTGTACAGCCCCGGTTTCAGCCTACAGATTGCGAATTACGTCAGAAGGGCGCGGTGCTGACGCGTGCCCCATTCCACATTCACCATGAAAAGGCACTGTCTCAATGCCTTTTCATCGTGCTCCCCTTGATGCCGCGCAGGGGAGCGGTCGCTGCGAGTGTCCCAGCCGTCGCAATACTTCCACCCCGCCACTTAGCCAAGCTTGGCTGTCCTGGTAGCGCAATAGCACCGTGGCGTGTGAATCATAGCAGTTGCTATTGTTGTAGGACAAGAGCTACAGCGATGTTTTTTTTAATTCCGCGCGTGAATTGGCGGTAAATCCTGGAGTTTCTTGAAGGCATCGAGTGCCTCCTGTATGCGAGTACGCGCTACTGCCGCCGTACCAATGCGTGGGTGGGCGGTTTTGTCATCTTCGGGGAGATAGGCGCGTGTCATGGCCAGGAGGTCGAGGGCGTCCTCCAGGCTGGCGGCGATAAAGTGCGCCGCCTCAACTGGCGAGAGGTGCATTAAGCCGCCGCGTGAAATTGCAACGGCAATGTTTACGGGCTGCACTGCGTGCTGGCCCGTGGTCGGGATGGTGGCGGGAACGGTATTGGTAGCTAAGTCTGGTGTCGCGTCTGAATTCTGCATGTCTCGGTTCTCTGAAAAATGCAGCAGCCCCGGCGCCAGCCCTCACTATCGAAGCCCTAGCGCAGTAGCGTCATGTTCAGGGCGCCGCGCAGGAGATTTTCCATTCGCTTTCGGTCGTCCGGGGTCATTCTCCGTAGCGTCTGCAGTAGTTCAGGGGTGAATAAGTCGTTGCCCTGGTCGTGAGAATGAAACCATCCGGAAAATCCGTGCAGGGCTTCGCACTGACTGACAAAGGCGTCAGAGATATTGCGTAAACCCTTGCTCATTTGTGACACGTAGGCGCCGTCGCGGTATCCAAGCATCCGCCCGAGTGCTGCATATCCGCCGACCTCAACGGCCAGCTTCGTTAATCGCTCACGGCGGTGGGCCTGCATTGCTTCCTTGTCCATAGGTTTGTGCTTACTAGTTGCTATTGATTGCCGCAGCAGTTGCTATGCTTCGGCTTATGAAGAAAAAGAACCTGTTTCACGACTACGCGCAGCTGCCCGGCTCGAAACCGATGTGGCAGATCGCTTTTGAGGCCGGCGCCGGGTCGGTCGAGTTCATGCGGCAAATCGCCACGGGCCACCGCACTGCCAGCGAAGAGATTGCGCGCGGCATCGAGATCGCCACGGCTGGCCATGTGAGCCGGGCAATGCTGCTGCCGGCGCACCGCGTTGACGCGGTGTGGGGCGATGCCACGGCGGTGGTTGACCGCATGAAAGAAGCCAGCGCAGACCCCGAGGGCGTCCGTCGCCAGTATTTGCGGCTGGACGAGAAGCAGCCGCGCCGTCGGGCGGCCGCAGTCCCCGCCGCACAAGGAGCAACGCAATGACGAAACGAGAAGAGCGCAGCCTGGTGCAGCTGCGGGATATGAGCGAACGGATGCGCCAGCAGATGAAGCAGCTGGCCATCGACGCGATGCGTGAAGCCGTCGGGAAGGCGGGAGGTCAAACGGAGCTGGCGAAAAAGCTGCCGGGGAAGGTCAACCGGCAGATGGTCAATAACTGGTGCAAGCGTGGCGCGCCGGTCGCCATGTGTTTACACATCGAGAAGGCGACCGGGATCAGTGCGGAGCGCCTGGCACCCTTTGAAAACTGGGCAGAGCGGCGTGCGGCTGCAAAAAACGTAGCGGGCGGTGCGTTGTGAATATGGGCCTTGTTGGAATTAGACGGCAAAAGCAAATTGCCCAGTTCTCCGTAGCAATTGCTGACACATCCGAGCCTACTTGGCGTTCGTGTAAACGTCCAGACGTGTACGTAACCATTCGTGTAGGACGTGTCTGATGCATGTGTGGGAGCTTTTAGACAGGCCTATCGTTTTGCATCGGCCGCTGGTTTCGTTGGGGCTGGGGATCACGGGGGCGCTGCTGCTGTCGCAGGCGCTGTACTGGACGCGGCGCACCACGGATAAGCACGGGTGGTTCTACAAGACCATCGAAGAGTGGGAAGAGGAAACGGGGCTGACGCGTTCTGAGCAGTCCACCGCCCGCAAGCGCCTGGTCAATGCCGGCTTCATGGAAGAGAAGCTGCGCGGCGTGCCCGCGCGCATGTTCTACAGGGTGGAAACCGACGTGCTTTCGCAGTCGCTGCTGGCGCTGCCGTCCAGTTTGCGGGGTTTGCGCAAACTGGAGGCAGAGCAGGGCGCCGGCCAGCATGCAGGAACCCCGCAAACTGGGGGTGCAGAGGATGCAAACCAGTCTGCAGGAAACCTGCAGGCTAAGGTAAAGGCATCCACTACCACTACGACTACAGCAGCTACTACAGCAGTGGTTCCCGCTACCAAACGGGCCGCTGGCGCGAAGTCTGGAAAGGACGTAGCTACCCCTTCCCCTATCGTCATTCGCACGCCAACGGGCCGGGAAATAGCCTTGCCGGGGGATATGCGCTACCCCAGAGACGATACCCGGCCGTCGTTCAAGACCTGGAGCAACTACGCAGTGGCGTTTCACCGGCGTTATGGCGCCTGGCCAGTGTTCAACGCACGCCAGGCAGCGCTGTGCACGAGCCTGGCCAAGCTGGTGGGCGAAGAGCATGCCCCGAAGCTGGTGGTGTTCTACCTGGCCAGCGAGGGCGATGCCTACGTGAACAAGCACGCCCACAAGCTGGGCCTGCTGGTGCAAGACGCTGAAACCTGGTTCGCGCGGCTCCAGGGGGCACGGGTGGCCACTTCGGACGCAGAAGCCCGGACGCAGGCTGGTCAGGCCGCTGTGATGGATTCCGTGCAGGCTGCTATCGCCATGCGCTCAGGGGGCGGGCAAGCCTATGCAGGGGGCGCCAGCGCATGAGCCTGAGCGACGACGACGCAGCGGCCATCCTGGGGACGCTGGGGATGATGCACACCCTCTACGGGAAGCAGCCACCACCGCCGCAGGCCCTGCTGCTGCTGCTTGAGGACATTGAGGGGTTCGGGGCTGAAGTTATCGGGAAGGCATTGCAGAGGCTGCGCCTGACCTACGACGGCAGAGCCCCCATTACCTCGGCGCTGCTGGCCAGCGCCTGCGAGAGTGCAGCGGGCCGACTGTCTCCAGAAGAGGCATGGGCGCTGGCGCTGACTGCGCGCGATGAAGAGGCCACTGTCATCTGGACGGACGAGATAGAGCAGGCCTGGTGGGGCGCAGCGCCATTGCTGCGGGGGCGCGCCGATTTCGTGGGCGCGCGCTTTGCGTTCGTCGAGATCTACACGCGGGTGTGTCACAGCAAGCGAGAGCGCGGCCAGCTGCCACGGGTGACCGCCAGCCTGGGCACGAACAAGAGGCTGCAGGCCGAGGCAGTGGAGCACGCGCGCGCCCGTGGGCTTGATGTTTCCCAGCTGGTCGGGACGAATGCCGGCGAAGTGCTGGCCCTGGCCCATGTCTCGGCGCGCGGCGAAGTGCTGCAGCTGTCCGACGAGAGCGCGCCGGCCGAGGGCGAGAGCGCGCCGGCGCGCGCCGCCAGGTTGGCCAAGGAGCAGGCCGACCAGGAGCGGATGCGCGCGAATTTGCGACACCTGCGCGACGTGATGGCCGGCGCGCCAGCTGCCCGCGCCGCGATGCAGGACGCCCAGCGCGCGGCCGAGCTGGAGGCCTTCCGCGAGAAAAAAGCAGCTGCGCAGCGCGCGGTCGAGGGCTACCATAGGCAAGCAAGCAACCAACCAACGACGCAAGCGGCGAAGCACGCAAGCAAGCAACATGCGAGATAGAATCGGCGCGGCAATTTGTTTACGCGCGGCGCGTGGATTGGGTTGTGCGAAGCGGTGCAAATGTGAATCGCCATTACATGAGAGGGGAATTTGACGATGGGAAATGCAACGGCAGGGGCCGCTTTTGTAAACACGGAATCGGGGGCTTCTCTCGCTGTTTTGGGCTACGACTTGGGCGTTACCACGGGCGTGGCCACGTACCTGGACGGCCGTCTGGCAGAGCTGGCCAGCATCAAGCCGCTGGATCTGATGGCCAGCGTGGACGCCGCGTGCGTGAGAGCGCGCCAGGTCGTGGTGGTGTTTGAGGACAGCCGCAAGCAGAGCGTGCTTTTCAGCGGCAACAAGGCTTCGGTCAAAAGCGCGGCCGCGCGCTGCAAGGTGGCGCGCGATGTGGGCCGGATCGACGGCTTGTGCTATCTGCTGGAGGCCTACTGCCAGCGCCTTGGCGTGCCCATCTTGGGGATCAGCCCCCAGGAGAAGGGCGCCAAGGTCGCGGCATCGGCCTTTGAGCACATCACCGGCTGGGCCGGCCGCACGAACGAGCATGAGCGTGACGCGGCCATGGTGGCGCGCCCCTTCCGCAAGGGGTTCAAGGCATGAACGGGATCCCATTCAATCGCCGGCGCGCGGCAGAGATTCGTGGCAAATGCCGCAGGATCAAGATGCAGCGGGCCTGCCTTAAATTGCTGACCACGCACATGGCAAACACCCTGCGCCACTCCCAGGAGCAGGTGAAGGCCACTGCGGAAGCTGAGCGCATGGCGCGCATTTGGCAGGGGACGGTTGGGGCCTTGTGGGGGTGGAGGCAGCCATGCTGACGAACCGCAATGAGCAAGGGCCGGCGCCTGGCACGTTCGATCGCCTGTTTGACCGATTCCATGCCGAGGCCGCCCAGGTGACGGCCGCCACGGATGCGCAGTCTGCCGCGCTGCGGGAGGCGTCCAGGCTGACCGACCAGGCACGCGCCGCCCACCAGCAGCGCCCGAAGCTGACCAGGTGGCAGCGCTTGATCGGCTCGGAGGGCTGACCGCATGGGACTGACACAGCGCACTCCACTGCGCCGCAGCAAGCCCATGGGTCGAGGCAGCGCCGGCATGCGCCGCAGCGGGCACGTCAGCACGCCCGCGCCCACGGCTGGCCAGGATGCCAGCGCCAGCAGAGAGCAGCGCCTACTGGAGCGTGCACAGCGCGCGGTGGCCATGGCCAAGGCCAATGCCGACCGTGGCCAGCAGCAGGGGCGGGCGCCGGTGTTCTCCGACCTGGTGGCCAGCGTGCCCAAGGAAAACCACCTGGAGCATGCCGGCTACCGCCGCCTGGTGGCCAGCTGGGCCTGCATGCACTGCGGCCTGGCTGAAAACTCTCAGTTTGCCCACGCCAACGAGGGCAAGGGGTTCAGCCTCAAGACCGACGACCGCACGGGCTTTCCGCTGTGCGTGGTTCGGCCTGGCCAGGAGGGATGCCACATTCCTTTCGACCAGTACCGGCTGGTGCCTGGCGGCCGAGAGGCCCACCGGGAGCTGGCAAAGAAGTGGGGCGCCGAGATCCGCGCCCGGGTGCTGGCGCTGGGAGCCTGGCCAGCGAACTTACCGAAGTGGGAGGCGGATTGTTCGACCGAATAGCAGCGGAGCTGAGCCGGCGCGCGGAGGCCAGCGCGCGGCCGGTAGGGGGAGAGGACAAGAGGCGCCAGGCCGGGGACGTGGTACCGGGATCCAGTACCGACGTGGCCATGCGGTTTTTCCTGCGGTCGCCGGGGCGCTGGTTCTTCCACTGGGAGCTGTGCCTGGCGCTGGGGCGCTCCAAGGGTGAGATAGATTGGGCGCTGATCCAGCTGCAGAAAATCGGATGGATCGAGGCGGCGGAATACCAGGATCCAGGCCGGGCGCCGGTGAACCGGTATTGCTACCAGGTCAAAAAAAAATAGCGCGCTTTGTTGCTTCGGTGGTTGCGTGCTTGTGTGCAAAAAAAAAGGCGCCTGCGGGCGCCTTTGTCGTTGGTGCTGGCGCTGCCAGCCTACGCAGCCGGATCCAGGCCGCAGCAGCGGCGCGCGGTGGCCCGCACGTTGGCCGCACGGCGCATCTGCTTGAGCAGATTGGGCTTTTGGATGCCTGTACGGGCCGCGATGGTGTCCAGATCCAGGCCTTCCGCCGCGTACAGCAGCAGCGCCTGCAGCTGGGGCGCCTTCTTGAGTCCGCACAGCTCGGCCAGGGCTTGGGCATGCTCCAGGGGCATGACGCTGAAATAGCGTGTGTGGCCTGTATTCATAGATCTTTCTCGCGGGGGAACAGGCGGGCGTGGGCCTCGGCCTTGATGGCCTCGATCCGTTGCCAGACAGCGGCCTTGCGCGCGGCCGCAGCGATGAACTGGGGGCTTTGCCGGGGGTCTATATCCTGGTCGTCGTCCGCATCCAGGCCCATTTTCAGCAGCGCCACGCTGCAGTTGTTGAGCACGTCGCAGGCGTCCAGGTATTCCTGGCCAAGCTCAGCATGGCCAGCAGCGCGCAGGAGGTCGTTGGCCATCTTCGGCTGGTGGGGATCCAGCGCCAGCAGCTCGGCGCCGGGTGGTAGGTGGTTTGTTGCTTGTGTGCTCATTTATGCTGCTGGCTCCGAAACGTCGATGGCGAACACGGTCACCGGATCCGGGCCGAAGTGCGGATGCTCAAAGTTCTCTCTGACTGTGAAGCCGCGCCAGGCGCGCACCAGGCGCCGGGCCTGGTCGGCCTGCGGCGGGTAGCCCCGCGTCAGCACTACCTGGTCGAATTCGCGCCCTTCCAGGCGCTTGCGCCAGAACTCCGTGCAGAGCCGGTATTCCTCCAGCTTTTCGCCCGATTTGATGGCGTCGAAATAGACGCCCTTTAGGGGGAGGGTGAGGGTGCGCATCACTGCGCTCCTTTCTGTTTAGCCGCGGCTATCGCTGCGGCGCGCTCCGGGGAGCCCAGGCGCTCGGCCATGGGTGAATCGGGGCAGCTGCACAGGGCCGTTTCAGGCGCGCCGCAGTCTGCGCAGGTCAGCGTGCCAGGTGGCCACTGGCCAGCCCACCGGGTGTTGTAGGCCGCGACGTGCTCCGGTATGTCGAGTGAGAGCGCGGGCAGCTGGCCACCCCAGCAGTCCACTGTTGTGCACTTTGCGCTGGGGTTGGGCGCCCAGTCGCTGGCGCCGCGAATGGTCGCAGTCAGCGGCCGCCCGCAGAACGGGCATGCCTTGAGGCTGTCCACCACCGCCTGGGCGGCTGCTTTGGTCATGCCCATGGGGCACCCCCTTGGCTGATCCAAAGGCCGCCGATCAGCAGCCACACGGCAACTGCCAGCAGCCACCAACTGCGGCGTTGCCTGGCTTCGCGCTGCTCTGGCGTCATGTGGCACCAGTCGCACAGCTCGGCGCCGTCTTTGTCCACGGGATCCCAGCATTCTTTGCAGGCCTGCTTCATGCAGCACCGCCTTCCTGGTCGGGGTACCGCTGGGCCCATGCCTGGGTTTTGAAGACCTCGCCGGCGACCTTGGCCAGCTCGGCCGCCTGGTGGCGGTCGCCAAAGCGCCAGAGCGCGCGCAAGTGGCGCGACACATCGCCATATCTGACCGCTCCTGGCGTGCTGTTGGGGATGTTGAAGCGCACCAGGTCGGCCTGGTCATAAAAATCGAGTGTGGTTTGCGTAGCCATGGATCACTCTCCCTTATGCGCTGCTGCGCTCTGTGCCTTGCTGGCCTTCAGTGCCGCCTTGTAGCTCGCCTTGGCTTCCTTCTTGGTTTTGGCCCACTGGCCTTCAACGTCGCACCAAGTGCCGTACCCATAACCAGACATGCGGTACATGCGGTACTCGAGGGTGCTGCTCGCGCCATAGCCGCAATGACCCCGTGTTTCAAACTTCGGAAGCTGTCCGCCACACAGCCACTCTCCAAACGAAAACCCCGTGTCGGCATCCAGCCACTGACGGTGTTGGGTGTGCTTCACGGGAGGCGGCGGCTCAGGCAGCATTTCAATGGCCAGGGTGCGCCCGGCATCAGTGGTGCGAAACACTATGTCCCCGGGGTCGCAGAAGGCTGGCGTGCGGCTGCAGGTCATAAGGCCGAGCTGCACCAGTGCTTCAAGATCGGGCATGTCGTGGTGCCCCGGTCCAGCCACAAAGTGGTTTCGATGGCCTTCGCGCTGCTCGGGCCGCAGGCCCAGGGTGTGGTGCAGCAGTGCAATCTGCCGTTTGGTTGCTGCTTGCATCACGCCTCCCCCTGTGCTGCCTGGGCAGCGATAGGGCCGGGCACGTTGCGCTCCACGATCCGCACGCGGGGGCGGTACTGCTCCAGCGCGGCCGTCCAGTCAGCGTGGGTCATGTTCTTCTCGCTGTCGCCTCCCGGCCACTCCACTTCTAGGCCCAGAGCGCGGCACATGATTTCGATTTCCCCGGCCACAGCGCTTTTGCCGGTTCCGGTGTAACCAGTGACAACCACCAGGACTTCGCCCTTATTGAGTTCATCCAGTTTCCCAGCATGTGCAAGAGGCAGGCGCTCCAGAGACTTGAGAACGCGATCGCGCAATTCATGGTCTTCAGGTCCACAAAGTGCCACCAGTTCTTTCATCCAATGTATGGGAAGCGAAACGCGCGCGGCATCCCGCTGCACGTCCTGCGCCTGGGGTGCGGGCGCGATTGGTTGGCCCAGGTGCCAGAGCATCATGCAGAAGTTGGCAACGTCGCGCGGATCGCCCTTCTCAACGTGCTCGCGGAGCATGCTGGACAGAACTTCGGGCGGGCATGTTTCCCAGCCGCCACGCCCCTTCGCGCGGGCCTGCTCCATCTTTGCCGCCATTTCGTCAGCAAAGCGGTAGACGGCCACGGTGTCCGAGTGCCACGCAGCACCTGCATGCATATCGCGCTGAACAGCGGCGCGCACGCCCTCGTAGATGGGGCTGTTGAAAGGCATGGTTTTCTCCTGGGTGTTTGCGGCGGCCTGCGCCTGCGCTGGTGGGGTGGCGGCAAGCGCTGGTGCTGCTGCGAGCATGGCTTTGTAGGCAAGGCTGGCGGCGTCACGCTCATGCCCAGCGCACGATTTGATCGCACGCCCGCCTGCCGTCCACATGCTCTGCGTGTCTTGCACCGGCACCAGCTTCCACCCGTCAGGCACTGCCACGGCTGCGGGCGCTGCCGTGGGGGCTGCTGGCGTAGCTTCCTCGGCCACTTGGCCCCAGTGCATGCCCAGGGCGGTTTGGATCTCGTCCAGCGCCCAGGACGTGGCCACGCCACCGTGCGCACGGGCATCAAGGGCGCTGTGATACCCGCGCACTGCCTGGCGTACCGCTGCCTGCTCTGCTTCCAGCTGCGCAATGCGGCCGCGCAGCTGGTCTACCAGGTCGAAGTCTGGCGCCTTGCCTGTGGGCGGCTTCCACTGCTCGGCGCCGTGGTAGGTGTAGCCGAGGCTCTGCAGTGTGTTGACTGCAGCCTCCTTGCACTGGCCACGCAGGGCGCGGTCTGCGGCCACGTAGGCGTGCATGTCCTTCCCCTCGTAAACGACGGCTTCCCCGTCGAATTCGTAAGCTGTCGATCCCGCAGGAAGTGGCGGGTAGCCGTCCTCAAGGGTCGCAGGCACGCCCGCCAGGAAAGTGCGCACGCGATCCACCAGGGGGTGGTCTCCATGCTTGTAGGAATTCATGTCCACGAATTCGGAGGCGAGAAGCTGCGCCAGCTGGGCCGACACGATGGGCGCGCGTTCTACAACGCGCCACAGGGTCGCCTCCGTTTCGGCCAGGCCGAGGTTGACCAGGAATTCACCGGCAGCAACCATGAAGTCGGCAGACGCAAGCAGCGCCAGGCGCTCCGCTTCATCTGCTGGCGCTGCTGGCGCGAGTTTTTCGGGGGTGATGGGCATTGAAAGGGCTCCAGGTGCTGGCGCTGGGCACAGCGTGGGTGAAGCAATCTGTAGGTTTGTTTGTTGTGTGCTTGGGTGCACTGAAAAGCCGCAGGGCTTTCCGGTGGATCCAGGCCCAGCCCCTGGGGGCTGGTGTGCTGCTGGCGGGTTCTTCCTTGTCAGTTCTGCGGCTGGCTATCTGCTCGCCACACGTCCAGCATGTGGGCCATCCATTCGGGGCCGACACGCTCCACTGCATAGGGGATGGAATCGTGAGGGGCAAGCTCACGCATACGGCCAGAAGCCAGGGCGACATACAGCAGTTCGCCGGTCGATAGCACGCCAGTGCGGCGGTAGTCTCCGGCCCACGCCTCGCGCGCGATTTCATCCAGGTGCTCAAGTTGATTCACGGGGTTCTCTTTCGGTTGAATGGGCCGCCGCAGCGGCCCGGTTTGCTCTCGTTACTCGGTGAAGACTTCCTGCAGCGTTGTGAGCGTTGCTGTCAGGGTGGTGCCTGTCACGGCGCCGGCCCTTTTGACAAGCCGCGCCTTGTCCACGGTGCGCATCTGATCCAGCAGGATCAGCCCCTTGGTGCCGCCGTGGGTGACTGGCACCCGGAATGGGGCCTCAAAGCCCTTTGAGGTCATTGGCGCCACGATCACGGTACGCAGGTGGTCGTTCAGCTCGGGCGGCGACACGACAACGCAGGGCCGGGTCTTCTGGATTTCGCTGCCCACGGTAGGGTCGAGGTTGACCAGCCAGATTTCGCCGCGCTTTACCACTGCAGATCCTCGTCACCATCGTTGCCGAACTCTCCCATCACCAGCGCATCGCCACCACCGGCCGCGATGGCCTGGGCAGCTTGTGCCCAGCCCTCGCGCGCCGGCTTGGCGGGCTTGCGCAGCACGATGGTGCCGCCTTCGACCGCCACGGCGGCCACGTTCGCGCCGTCCAGGCCGGCCTGGGCAAGCATCGACTTGGGGAACACGACCCCCCTGCTGTTTCCGATATTGCGAATTGCGATGTGCATTTTCAGCTCCTTTATGTTGCAACAATGTTATTACATCGGCTGGGCTTGTCAAGCCCCGCAGCAGGGGAAAAACCCGGACTTGCCGGGCTTGCGCTCAGGGTTTGATCGACAGCAGGGTGTACGAGAAGCGCGGCGTGACGCCTGCGCGCGATTCGTGCACCTGGGCGGCGAACCGGGTGGATCCCGGCTGCGCCAGCTGCCGCACCAGCTCGGTGGTGACCTCCCGGTGTCGGCGGCCTTTGACCAGCAAACAAGTGTCTGCGTGGCCCCAGTGCGGCGCCCTGGCCAGCGTTATCGCCACGTCGCGGCCGAAGCTGCTCTGCATGCTGTGGTTCAGGGTTGTGGTGTCGATCATTTGGGGGCTTTCTCCAGTCGCTGCAGCGCCTGCAGGCTTCTGGCGCGGGCCATGCACAGGCCCACGGCTGTCTCTGTGGCCAGGACGGTCATGGGGTCGTCCAGGCTGGTGATGCGGTACGTCAGCGGGCCGTTTTGCCAGAACGAGCACCCATAGGCGGCGCCGGCAAAGCGCCAGCCCTTGGGGTGCTTGGGCACGTTGGGGCTGCGCTTCATGTCAGTGGCCTTCCTTCCGGGCCTCCAGCGTCCACCGCTTGGTCGGGCTGATGCCGGCGTGCCAGCCGATGCCTGGGCCTCTGTTCAGTCCGTTGCAGGTTTCTGTCTTCCCGTCATCCATCAACACCACGGCACGGGTGCCCCACTGGTCAGTTACCTGCGTCAGCGTGATGCCGTCGCGGTGCTGGAGCCCGTAGTTTGCGGTGTGCACGCGCTGGCCGGGGGTCGGCAGGATTGGTGCGGTTTGAGCGTTGTGTCGCATGGTGTTTTCCTTGCTGTGTGGTTTGTTTGTTGTGTGCTTGCGCACGCCTCAATATTATCAAATAAAAGATAATTTAGAAAGAGGCAAGCAGCGAAGCAACAAAGCACGCGCCAAGCCAGGCACCCTTAACACATGAGCAAGTCACCAAAGGCGCCCCAAGGTGCTATAAAAAATGTAGCAAAGCCGAAACCAAAGGCAGCACGTGGTGCGAGAAAAAGTGAGCAGTCAGACGAGCGCTGGCGCGCATTTGCGCGTGAATATGTAATTGATTTCAACGGCACGCAGGCGGCGATTCGCGCGGGCTACGCAGTCAAAGGCGCTGCCGTCCAGGCTTCGCGCCTGCTAACAAATGCTAAGGTGCAGGAATTTGTGCGCCGGGCCAATTCCCGCAATGTGGAACGCGCGGAGCGTGACGGCGCGGCCGTGGTGCGCCGGCTGCACGACATGCTGATGGCCGACCCGCGTGAGCTGGTGTCGGTCTACGTCAGCTGCTGCCGGCACTGCTACGGCCTGGCCCACGGCTACCAGTTCACCCTGGGCGAATACAACGCCGCGCGTGAAAAGTGGCTGGACGAAGGCAAGGCCATCGAGAAATTCGACGAAAAGGGCGGCGTGGGCTACGACGCCAGGCGGGCGCCATTCCCGGAGTGCCCGGAATGCTTTGGGGAAGGTGTGCCGCGCCAGGTGCTCAAGGACACCCGGCATATGTCGCCCAGGACGGTGGCCCTCTACGCTGGGACGCGGGTTGGCAAGAACGGCGCCATATCCATAGACATGCACTCTCAGCTGGACGTGGCCGAGAAGCTGATGCGCCACCACGGGCAGTACCTGGCCGACAACAAGCAAAAGGGCGGGGCCGGCCAGGTGCCGGGTGTCTTTGAAGTCGTGTTTGTGGAGCCGCCACCGCGTGAGCAGGATCCTCTGACGCAACCAGCGCCAGCAGCTGGCGGCCGCACCAAGGGCAAGGCATGAAGCTGCCCCCGCTGATAGACCGGCTGATCGTTCCTGGTGCGCTGCCGCTGTCTCTGGCCCAGGCTTACCCGCGCCTGGACGAGCTGGACGACGACGAGCCGGACTTTGAGCAGGACTACGAGGTAGATCCCCTGCGCGTGCGCACAGAGTTCCCCGTGAAACTTCGCGGGCTGTGGCAGCCCAAGCGCTTCAAAGTGATGTACGGCGGGCGTGGCGGGGCCAAGTCCTGGTCTGTGGCCATGGCCCTGCTGGTGATGGGCAGCACGCGGGCGCTGCGCATCTTGTGCGCGCGTGAGATCCAGAAGTCCATGCGCGATTCCGTGCACCGGCTGCTGTCTGACCAGATCGAGAAGTTGGGCCTGTCTGGCTTCTATGAGGTGCTGGACAACGAGATCCGCGGTGCAAACGGCACGCTGATCCTGTTCGCAGGCCTGCAGAGCCACACCGTTGACACGATCAAATCGTTTGAGGCCATCGACATTGTCTGGATCGAAGAGGCGCAGAGCGTTTCTGCCAGGTCGTGGGAAGTGCTGATCCCCACCATCCGCCGCCCAGGCTCCGAAATCTGGCTGACGCTCAACCCGGATCTGGAAACCGACCCGACTTACAAGCGCTTCATTACCGACGCGGACGAGGACACCTGGCTCTGCGAGATCAACTGGCGGGACAACCCCTGGTTCCCCGAGGTGCTGGAGAAAGAGCGGCGCCGGCACTTCATGCGCGACCCGGAAACCTACTGGAATATCTGGGAGGGCAGGCCCAAGCGCACCGTTGCAGGGGCCATCTACGCCAAGGAGGTGGAACGGCTCTACAACGACGGCCGCGTGTGCCGGGTGCCCTACGACCCCCGCCTGCCCGTGCACCGCGTATGGGACTTGGGCTGGGCCGACAACATGGCCATCATGCTGGTGCAGCGCTCCCCGGTGGACTTCCGCTGTATCGGCTACTACCAGGATCACCACCGCACGCTGGAGGACTACATCATCCAGATGCGGGAAGAGTGGAACGTGCAGTGGGGGACGGACTTCATGCCCCACGACGCGCGCTCAGGGGACTTCAAGAGCGGCACCACGGCACAGGGCATTGCCGAGGGGATGGGTTGCAACGTCCATGTTCTCAGCGCGGCCAGCATTGAACGCGGCATTACCGTGGCGCGGTCGCTCTTCCCCATGGCCTACATCGACGAGGAAGAGTGCGGCACGTTCCTGGAGTGCATGAAGCGGTACCGCCGCACCATCGACCCCCGCACGAACGAGCCAGGCGCGCCGCTGCACGATGACGCCAGCCACGGCGCCGACGTGTGGCGCTATCTTGGCCAAGCCGTACCCATCATGGACAACGGCACCATGGCCACGAACGCCAAGGGCGTCAAACGGCGGGGCGGCGGCATGGCGCGTTGACAAACAACGACGCAAGCAGGCAAGCACACAAGCAAGCACAAAACGAACACCAAGCCGGGCACCATCGCGCGAATAGGAGAAACGCCCGATGCCCCTCTGCATTGATCTGAACAAAGTGCATTTGCGCCGCCAGCACGGCGATTTGCTGGCTGTCTATACCTGGCTGGACGGTGAGCGCGCCTTGGTTGTCATGCCGGCGTACCGCAAGAAAGCGCCCTGGTTCGCGGTGATGGAAAACGCCGCCTACCTGTACGACGACCCCGCCTATATGGCCAAGCGCTGCCCCGAGGCGGTGCGCTTCATGGGCCTGGAAGACAACAGAGCCAACTGGGTGCGCGTGGCCACGATCATCCACGAAGGCCTGCCTGATCTCATTCGCATGCCGTCCGAACCGGACTGGGAAGCGCTCAAGGCCCAGGAGGTGGGGACGCTGACCCTGCGCGCCGAGGGCGAAGTGGTGCACCAGGAAGCGCTGATGTTGAAGCCCGACCAGGGGGCGCAGTATGTCCCTGCTTAACGTCCGATCCGACTACCAAGGCCCGGGCGACAGGCTGCTGAATGACCCGGCCGAGCAGCCAGGCGGCGACCTGGTAGAGCAGCGCCAGCACCGGCTGGACAGCGACGAGAGCGTGAGACTGCATCGCAAGCTCATGTCCTGGTACTACAACGAGCGCGCCATTCAAGCGGAAAACCGCATGCAGATGGCCATTGACGCCGACTTTTACGACGGTGATCAGTGGGATCCAGCGGACGCCATTGAGCTGGAGCGGCGCGACCAGGTGCCCCTGGTGTTCAACGAAGTCGCGCCCATGGCTGACTGGATGATCGGCACGGAGCGCCGCAGCCGCGTGGACTGGCGCGTGATGCCCAGATCAGCAGAGGGCGTAGAGATGGCCGACGTGAAAACGAAGGTGCTCAAGTACGTCAGCGATGTGAACCAGGTTCCATTCAACCGTTCGCGCGCCTTTGCCGATGCGGTCAAGGTGGGCGTGGGGTTCGTGGACGATGGGGTGCGCAACGACCCCACGAAGGACATTCTCTACAGCAAGTACGAGGACTGGCGCAACGTCATATGGGATTCCATGGCCACGGAGCTGGATCTGTCTGACGGCCGCTATTTGTTCCGCAGCCGTTACACCGACCAGGACATTGCCGAGGCGATGTACATCGAACGCATTGACGCAATCCGCCGCTCAGTGCTGGCAGACCAACGCTGGACAGAAGAGCGCGCGGCCGAGGACGAGTTCTATTACCAGGGCAGCAGCACCCGCAACATGCTGGGCGGCACCACCTACCTGCACACGGGGGGTTACGGGGAGCCACGCAAGCGCATCAAGCTGATTGAGTGCCAGTTCCGCATGCCGGTAATGAGCAAGATCGTCGTCGATGGCCCGTGGCGCGGCGCCTTCTTCGACCAGAACGACGTGGCACTGATGGAGGTGTTGGCAGCTGACGGCGGCACCATCGTGGATCGCGTGATGATGCGTATGCACATCGCGGTGATGACGGAAACCTCCCTGCTGGCCATGGGGCCGTGCCCGATGCGGCACAACGATTTCAGCCTGACACCGATCTGGTGCTACCGGCGCGGCCGCGACCGCCAGCCCTATGGCGCCATCCGCCGCGTGCGGGATCTGCAGATGGACATGAACAAGCGCGCCAGCAAAGCGCTGTTCCTTATGTCCACCAATCAGTTGATTGTGGAAACCGGTGCGTTGGAGGACATCAACGAGGCGCGCGAAGAAGCCGACCGCCCCGACGGCGTGCTGGTGGTCAAGCCCAACAAGAAGGTTGAGATCCGCCGCGATGCAGAGCAGGCCGCAGGGCAGCTGCAGATGATGACCATGAATGCCCAGCACATCCAGAAGAGTGTGGGCATCTCCAACGAGAACCTGGGCCGCCAGACCAATGCCAGCTCCGGCGAAGCCATCAAGGCGCGCCAGCTGCAGGGCGGCGTGGTGACGACGGAGCCTTTCGACAATCTGCGCCTGGCCACGCAGGTACAGGGGCAAAAGCAGCTGTCTCTGGTGGAGCAGTTCTACAGCGCGGAGAAGGTAATCCGCCTGACCGGATCAAGGAAGCAACTCGACTGGGTGACGATCAACCAGCCCGAGGTGCAGCCAGACGGCTCCGTGCGCTACCTCAACGACGTGACCCGCAGCCAGGCGGATTTTGTCGTGTCCGAGCAGGACTACGCCGGGACGATGCGCACCGTGCTGTTCGATTCGCTCAATGCCCTGGCCGCGCGCATGCCCGACAACCTGCTGGCCCTGCGCCTGCTGACCGTGGCCATGGAGTTCTCCGACCTGCCCAACAACGACCAGGTGGCCGACGAGATCCGCAAGCTCACGGGGGAGCGCGACCCCAACAAGCCCCTGACGCCCGAAGAGCAGCAGCAGATGCAGCAGCAGCTGCAGGCCCAGGCCGAGGCCTTGCAGATGCAGCAGGAGACCGCCCTGGCCGCACTGCAAGAGCAGCAAGCCAAGGCGCGCGAGATCAACGCCCGCGCGGAAAAGCTGGAAGCCGAGGCGCAGCAGCTGCGCGCCGCAGGGCAGGGCGACCGCGCCCAGGAGCTGGACACCGCCGCCCAGCTGGCCCGCCGCGATTCCTCCGACCTGGTTGAGCAGCTGCAGCGCCAGCTGGCCAAGGCACAGGCCGAGCTGGCCAACCGCGCGCTGCAGATCAAGAGCGACCACGACACCAAGCTGCAGGTAGCCCACATCGAGGCGGATTCGCGTGAGCGTGTCGCGCAGATCAGCGCCAGCAACCGCCAAGGCTGGGAGAGCCTGAGCGAACGCCTGGCGCGTTATGAGGCCGCCCCTGGCCAGGGAGCGCAGTGATGTTCACGACTTTCCCCCGATTCCTGATTGCATTCGGCGTAGTGGTTGCGCTGTGTGCTCTTTTTTTACTAGCAATGGAGCGCGAAGGCGCCAAGGAAAACCAAATGACCGAACCCTCTACAACTGTTGCCGGTGGCATCGCTGGCTACAAGTTGGCGCTGCTGACCCTTCCCCTGGTCGCGGCCATCGTGGGCTTTTGGCTGGGCCTGCGCTTTGTCCCTCTGCGCCGAGGGCATGAGCTGGGCGACGTGACCACGCGCATGACCGCCTGCGTGGTGTCCAGCTTTGGCGCAGGCATCCCGGTGCTGCTGGCGCTGATGCACTACGCGCCCGAGACATTTGAAGCGGCCACGCGCCTGGCGCTGCTGGCAGGCGTGGCGCCGGTGGTGGGCTTCCTGGTGCTGGTGGGCTGCGTGATGGTCTTGTGCTCCATCCCCGGCCCGTGGGTCATCGCCGCCGTGTTCCTGTGGCTGGAGCGCCGCAAGGGCAAGGACATTGCCGAGCTGGTGGGCGAAGTACGCGGCAATCAAGCAAGCAACGAAGCAAGCACGCAAGTGCAGAAAGAAGCATGACATGAACAGCACCCAGCGACTGATTCAGTCCGTCGTGGCCAGCGCAATGGATCCGGCCATGCTGCTGCTGCCGGCCAAGATGGAATCGGGCCTGGCCCGCGTCCACCTGGTCGCCATCGGTTTGAAGGAAAGCGACCTCCGCGCGCGCGCACAGATTGGCGGTGGCCCTGCGCGCGGCCTGTGGCAGTTTGAGCTGGGCTCACGCGCAAAGGGCGGGGGTGTGTGGGGCGTGTTCCTGCATGCCGCCAGCCGTGAGCCCCTGCGCCAGCTGTGCCTGGAGCGCGGCGTGCAGTTCAGCCCTGCCGAGATCTACGCGGCCCTGGAGCGCGACGACGTGCTTGCGGCCGGCGTGGCCCGCCTGCTGCTGTGGACTGACCGCCAGGCACTGCCCAAGACGCAGGCCAGCGCCTGGCAGCTCTATGCCAAACGCACCTGGTGCCCCGGCACCCCGCGCCCCGAGAAGTGGCCGCCCAGCTGGCAGGCGGCCGTGGAATACGGCGCGCTGGTGGGCTGGATCTCCGTGGATGACAAAGGGGCCATCCAGTGATTCGGGCCGCTTTGAAGTTGCTGCTGCCGTACCTGGTGGCGGCTTTTGCCGGTGGCGGCCTGGTCGGCGTGGTCATGCATGCCCAGCTGCGCGCCGAGCAGGCCGAGCGCCAGGCCGAAGTGGCCAACCTGCGCGCTGGCAGCAGCGACGAGCGCGCCGCCCGGGCCGACGAAGCGATTGAGCAGCTTGGCCAGCTGACGGAAGCGGTGCGCCAGTCAGTGCGCGCCGGAGAGAAGCAACGAGAGGAAGCCCATGCTTTTGCAACACAAACGCGCAGCGCTCTGGATGGCCTGCGTTCTGACACTGGCGGGCTGCAGCGCCACCTTGCCGGCATGCCCCAGCAGTTTGGAAGCCTTGCCCGCAGCACCGTCGAGCGCTACGCCAGCACCTGCACAGGACTACTCGAAGGCCTGGCAGCTGGAGGTGAGCGCCTGGCAGAAAAAGGTGCAGGAATCGCTGCAGCAGCTCAAGGCCATTACATCGACGACGCCGTAAAAGCGCGCGCCTGGCCAGCACCAAGCCCGGCACCATGAAGCCACATATTCAGGAGAAAAACCTATGAGCACACAAGCCCTGTCCGACGATGCCCGCCGCCTGCTGACCCCCCAAGAGCTGGAGGCGCTGGGCGAGGATTACGACCCGGAGCAAGACAACGCTGCCGCCCTTGCGGCCGCAGGCCTGGCGCCCACCGCCGAGCCTGGCGCTGAGACACAAGCACCAGCGGGTGATGCCGCAGCCACCGCCACGCCGGCGAAACCCGCTACGGCCACTGCCGAGGAAGAGGCCGAAGCCGCCGCTGCTGGTGCCGCTGCTGGTGCTGGTGGCGAAAAAGCAACGGAGCAAGCAACGACACAAGCAGGCACGCAACCTGCGCCGGCGTCGGATCCCGAGATCCCCGCGTACAAGGTCGATCTGCCCGCTGACTTCGATGCCCAGATGCAGGCGAACAAGGACGCCCGCAAGGATCTGCGCAAGCAGTACGAAAGCGGCGATATCGACCAAGCCGAGTACGACGAGAAGCTGGATCTGCTGGACGACAAGCGCCTGGAACTCAAGGGGCTGGAGCAGCGCGCCGAGATCGCCCGGGATATGACCGAGCAGGCGCATAAGGCCGCTTGGGTCAATGCGATCAACACGTTTTGTGCGAAGGCCGCCAAGGATCACTCTATCGGCATCGTGGACTACGCCAATGACCCCAGCAAGTCGCTGGAGCTGGATACCTTCATTGGGGTCTTGGCCAAGTCTCCCGAGGCAGCAGGCAAGCCCCGCAGCTGGTTCCTGGAAGAAGCGCACAAGCGTGTGGTCGCTGTGCACCGCATCCCCACCTCGGCACGCCCGGCAACACCGGCCAAGCGTCAGCCCAACGTGGAGCACATCACCCCGACCCTGGCGCATGTGCCTGGTGCCAGCGGCGTGGATGCCAACGACGACGAATTCGCCCACCTGGACAGCCTGACGGGGTTGGACGCAGAGCGCGCCGTGGCGGCCCTGCCTCCCGAGAAGCTGGCCCTGTACCTCAAGCGCCAGTGATGGAAGCCGTCATGCAAGGGCAAATTGCCTCGCGCCGCATGCACATGGAGCTGCGCACCGGCGACACGCTGGTGCTGCCTGGCGGTGTCTCCATTCAGCTGCAGTTCAAAAAGGGCCAGACCGCGCGCTTCGCTATTTCCTCGCCACCTGGCAGCGACGTGAAAAAAGTAGCAGCTATCACACACCAGGCAACACCAAGCCCGGCATTCTGACGCTATGCGCACGCGGAAAGTGCGCAGATTTTTGTAAACCGGGGCGCTGAAGTGCTCACTCCACAGGGAGCATTTCCATGGGTAAAACCGTTGTGGGCGTGAACAGCCCCCGCGCAGTGAAGAGTTTCAGCACCACCTTGTCGCTGGAAGTCTCGCAAGAAAGCTTTTTCGGCGGCCGCTTCACGGCTACCGGCACTGAGGCGCATGTGCCCATCCAGCACTTGACCGACCTCGAAAGCGAAGCCGGCGACCGTATCCAGTTCGACCTGCTGGCCGAGCTGCGTATGGCGCCGGTCGAAGGCGACACCGTGCTGCACGGCAAGGAAGAAGAGCAGCGCGTCTATACCGACGAGATCCTGATTGACCAGGCCCGCGCTGGCGTGAACACGGGCGGCCGCATGACCCGCAAGCGCACGCTGCACGACCTGCGTATGCGCGCCAAGGATCAGCAGAAAGACTGGTGGCGCCGCTTCCAGGACGAGCTGCAGTTCTGCTACCTGTCGGGCTCTCGCGGCGTCAACGGCAATTTCGTGCTGCCACGCAACTGGGCCGGTCGCGCCAACAACCCGCTGGTGCCTCCTTGCGAAATGCAGCACCTCTTCGGTGGCGATGCCACGGCCGTGAGCAATATCACTGCCGACGACAAGATGAGCTTGGCGGTCATCAACCGCTGCCGCACTCGCGCCGACAGCCAGGGCGGCGGTGCCACTGACGTGCCCGTGCTCAAGCCCTGCCGCGTCAACGGCGAAGAGTGCTTTGTGATGGTGATGCACACCTTCCAAGAAGACGACCTGCGCAATGACACCGGCACCGGTGGCTGGCTGGAGATCCAAAAGGCACTGGCTACCAGCCTGGGCGCCAAGTCTCCCCTGGTGAAAAACGCCCTGGGCGTGCACCGCGGCGTGGTGCTGCACTCGCACCGCAACGCCATCCGCCATGACGACCACGGCGCGCTGGGCAACGTGGAAACCGCGCGCGCTCTCTTCATGGGCGCTCAGGCGGGCGTGGTCGCATTCGGCTCTCCCGGTACCGGCCTGCGCTACGACTGGCACGAAGAAACCCGCGACAACGGCAATCAGATCGTGATCACCACGTCGGCCATCTTCGGCACCAAGAAGACCCAGTACGAGATCAACGGCAAGCTGCATGACCAAGGCCTCTACGCCGTGGACACCGCTGCTGCCAACCGCTAAAGCAAGGAGCGCAACATGGCGAACTTCAAAACCAAGAGCGCGGTAGCCGCTGGCCATCAGCCGGCGCTGACCCCTTCCGGCCCCGAAATGGCCACCGGCCGCTTTGGCCAACCCATTGCCGTGGTTGACCACGTTGCCGGCACTCGCGGCGTCATCGGCGTGCTGCCTGCGGGTTGCTTGCCCTCGATGGCTTTTGTGCGCACCGAAGCGCTGGGCGCTGGCTTCAAGGCCTCTGTGGGCGTGCTCGATCCCTCCACGGGCGCTATCTCCACCAAGGCCATCGACGGCGGCGGCGCCTGGGTGGTGGACGACACCACGGGCGCGGCCGGTGGCTACAAGCAGCTGACGCCCGCGCCGTTCGGGAAGGTGCAGCCCTCCGACGAAGACCGCCAGCTGGTGCTGGAGATCACCGGCGCCGGTACCGCTGCCGGCCTCTTCGGCTTCGACCTCGTTTACTTCAACGCCTGACGGGGTGTGCAGTGCTGGGCCTTCGGGCCTGGCTCTTTCCCACGGGTTCGCGCCCGTGGGCTTTTTGAAACTCATAGGAAACAAGAACATGGAACTGCTCACCACCATCCCTGCGCGCACCGACAACACCGTGCGCGTTTCCGTTCCCCAGCAATCCGGCCCTGCCAAGGAATATGTTTTCAAGGGCAAGCCGGGTGTGTGCGATGTGGCCAACGAAGCCGACGCTGAATTCCTGCTCAACAGCGGCAACTTCATGTCCCGCAAGGACTACGAAGAGGAAATGGCCTTCCTGGCCAAAGCGGCGCAGCGCGAAGCACGCAAGAACGCGGGTGCCGCGACCGTCACGGCCGCCACCTTTGTTCCCGGTGAACCCGAAGACGACGACCTGCCTGCCGGTGGCAATGGCCTGCCTGACGAATCGAACACGCGCCCCACCGGCCGCGTCCGCAAGGCTGGCGGCGGCCAGCCCAAGTAAGGCACCGCCATGGCATCGTGGGATATGTGGATGCCGGAGCTGCAGTTAGCGGCTCCTACGGCCCCCGTGCCTCTGATCCATCTGTGCCTGAACCGGGCAACCCGCGATTTCTGCCGGCGCACTCGCGCCTGGCTGCAATGGCTGGATCCGGTCGAGGTCGATGGATCCGAGCACACCTTTGACGCGCCCATGGGCGCCGAGCTGGTGCGCGTGGAAGCCGCGACGATCAACGGCCAGGAGCTGCCGGTCACGGCCGCAATGGATGCGTCCGCAGATCCTGTGCGCTATCCCATTCAGGGCGGATCCTTCCTGGTCATCCAAGACCTGAGCACGTTCACCGTGGGCGGCGTCACGTCTGGCCAGGTGCAGGTAAAGGCCAGCCTGATGCCCACGCTGACCGGCAGCACCATCCCGGATGCCCTGGCATCGCGCTGGTTTGAAGCCCTGCGCGACGGGGCCAAGGCCGAGCTGCTGGCCACGCCCAACGTGGATTTCTATCTGCCCGACCAGGCCGCTATCGCGCTGGCAAAGTTCCAGGAGGCCATTGATTCGGCCAAGGGCAGCGTGTGGCGCAACCTGGGCGCGCGCGGCGCTGGGCGGGGGACGACGGTATGGGGATGAGCATCAAGCAGCTGATCGACACATGCCTGCAGGATCTGCAAGACCCCAAGGGTGTGCGCTGGACGCGCACTGAGCTGCTGGGCTACTTCAATGAGGCCCAGCGCCAGCTGGCCACGCTGCGGCCCGACCAGGTTGCCGTGTCCATGGAGATCGACCTGGAGCCCGGCTACAAGCAGCGCCTGCCCGGCAACGTGCTGGCCCTGCTGGACATTACCCACAACGTGAGCCGCACAGCGCGCCGGATCACCAAGACCATGGCCTGGCAGCTGGACGTGCTGCAGCCCACATGGCGCAGCATGCAGCCCGCGATGGAGGCGCTGCACTTCATGTACGACATTCGCCTGCCGCTGGACTTCACGGTCTATCCGCCTGTGCGCATCGGGGCCAAGGTCGGCGCCTCTGTGGCTGTGGCACCGAACGAAGCAACGGACGAAACAAGCAAGCCAGGCGTACCCGCCACCTGGATGGACACCCTGCGCAATTACGTGCTGTTTCGCGCCTATTCCAAGGATGCCGAGTACGGCGGCAACACGCAGCTGGCCTCGGCCGCGCTGCAGCTCTTCAACAACGCCCTGGGTGTGCAGGCGCAGGCCGCGCAGCAGGTCGCCCCAACTTCTTGAGACTGAGGGAGATCCGTCATGGATATGTCCACCTACCTGCGCAATGCCGTGGTCAACTCGTTTTTGCGCGGTGCCCCCGCTATCGGCGGCTGGCCCAACGTCTACCTGGCGCTGTTTGTCGCCGCGCCCACGCCCGCAGGCCTGCCTGCCGGTGAGGTGACGGCACAGACCTGGCCAGGCTACGCACGCGCCGACCTGGGCGACCTGGAAACGGCTTTCGTGGAGCCCGTCGATGGGGTGACGCAGAACACCCGGCGCATCAACTTCAACGCCAACGCCGGCGCGCAAACGCTGGTCATCACCCACATGGCGCTGTATGACGCCCCGGTGGACGGCAATCTGTTGTTCCAGTCCGAGCTGGTCAAGCTGGAAGTTGTGCCGGATCCTGCAGATCCTGGCAGCGGCGCGACCATCACGAACGTCACGCCGGGCCCCAAGCGCATCGAACCAGGCGACGAGCTGTCGTTTGCACCTGGCATGTTGAAGTTCGTGGCCAAGTAAGCGCCCGGCCGTGAATCTCGCCCCCATCCTCGGATTGCCAGTCAACGGCGGTGTGCGCGGCTTTGTGCCGGCATCTGCCGGCATTGCTGCAGGCCTGGACGTGGAGGCAAGGGGTTCGCGGCACACCACGGCAGCAGCCCATGCGGTCGGCACTGTCACCGTGCAGCCCACGGCCACGGCCATGCGCATGGCGCTGGCCAGCCTGGGCGCATGCGCGGATCTGCAGCCTTGGGCCCTGGCCACCGCAGGCGCCGCAGCGAATCTGCGGCCGCAGGCATCAATCAGGGCAGAGGGGCAGCGCCACGTCGGCGCGGCTGCATCCATCCATGTGGGCGCCGAGGGCAGGGCTGCTGCACAGCGCAGTGCCTTCACCTGGGCGCAGGCGTCTGGATCCTCGGTGCTGCAGGCCTCTGCCACCCGGGTGCATGGGGCCAGGGCTTCGGTGTGGGCTGTGGCGCAGCTGCTGGCTCTTGGCCATGTGGTCGCCGGTGGCGCGGCCCAGCCGACGGCGCGCGCCCAGCTGCGGCCCGCGACCCTGCGCCGGCGAACCACGACGGCCGTGGCCGGTACCGGCGCAGGCCTGCAGGCAGAAGCACAGACCAACGCCTCCGCTCCCGACCATGAATCCCGCACGTTCACGCGCCCTGGGAGGGTGCGTGAGTTCTCTCGGCCGTGGCGTGCTGGGGGTGAGTTTTTGCGACCGGCCCAGGGGCGAGAGTTCTGGCGGCCGGCGCGTATTGAATTTATGAGGACGCCATGAAGGTAGGCAGTATTGAGCAGCAGCCCGGAGAGCGCATGAGCTACTCCATCAATTACAGCGAAGCGCTCAACGCCGGCGACCGCGTGGTGAGTGCCAGCGCGATCTGTGAGCCGGAAGGCCTGGTAGTTGAAAACGTGGAGCCGTTTGACGAGGGCACGCGCGTGCGGTTTTGGGTGCGCGGCGGTACGAATCGCATCCCCTACAAGATCACTCTCAGCGTGGTGACCGCCGACGGGGAGCTGCTGCAAGACGAAGTGACCGCAAAAATCGTCGAGGTCTAAGCGTGGTTCAAATTCTGCGAAACAACTGCACCGGTGTGCTGGCCAGCCCTATTTCCGCCGACGAAAAGACGCTGGTTCTGGTTGATGCCAGCAAATGGCCTGTGATTCCTGCTGGGGATTTCTTGCTGGCCACACTGGTGGGCCTCAATGAAAACGGCCAAGAGGCTTTTTGGGAAATTGTCAATATCGGTGCCCGTGTGGGCAACACCTTGACTGTGAACAATCGCGGCGTTGAGGGTATGGGTACGCCGCCGCGCGCTTGGCCAGCTGGCACCGTTGTGCAAATGCGCGCTACGGCAGCAACCATCGTGACGCCCACGCAGCTGGCCAATACTCTGGCGGGACTCGGCTTAGACGCAGAGGTGCGAAAAAATGGCGTCTACAACCTGAATATCGCGCCATTGGGCAAATTTATTTCCGTGAACGGGTCTGTTGGTGAGGGTGCGACCTGCAATTGGCCTCCTTCTTCCGGTTTCCCTTCGGCAACACCCGCATGGTTCAACGTGTTGACGGTTGGTACTTCGACACGAAAAACGCAATTCGCATGGCAGCTCCTTCCCATTGTTTCGACACGAAACGTGTGGGTACGCTCTCTGGTCGAGACGATTTGGCAGCCCTGGGTGCCTCTGCTTACCTTGGGGGACAAATCGGAAGCCATGAGCCGGGCAAACCACACCGGCACACAGGCAATCTCTACCATCAGCGGGCTGGAAACTGCGCTGGGGTATCTGGAGCTTGGGCAAAGCAATCAGCAGAGTGCTATATCCAGTCTTGGCAGTGAACTGGCCAGCACAAAAAGTAATCTGGAAATTGAACTGGCCAGATCCAATAGCAATCTGGACGCGGCCGTTCTCAAGCTGGCCAACGTCCCAGATAACGCCATCAGAAATCCCAACATGGATATTTCTTGGCGGGGTACATCGTTCCCGATTGGGGGCTATGCCGTACCAGGAGAAGTCCAAACTCTGGATGGATGGCGTATTAGCAAGCAGAGCATGTCCACTGGTGCGGTGGCGCAGGTAGCTGGCCTGGCCACATGGCGCAGCCCTAACTGCTTGCAGTACACGATCAGCACCGCCAGGCCAAATCTGGGGGCAGATGAATATGAAATGATCGAACAGCCGATTGAAGGCATTCGCATTCATGGGCTGATTGGTGAAGCCTGCACGTTCAGTGCGCTGCTTTACAGCAGCAAGGTCGGCATTTACACCATCCGGATTTTTAATCCCACGGCTGGTTATTACTTCCATCACGAAGTACAGGTTACGGAGCCCAATGCATTCACACGGGTCACGTTCCCTATCCCCATGGGCTTGGCCAATACGCTCTCTTGGGCCGTAGGCGCAATCACTGCCGGCGTTCGGGTCGCCGTTGTCTTGGCTGCGGGAGCGAACCGCCGTTCTGCCACCCTGGACACCTGGGCCGCTGGCAGCGCGGTATATGCATCCCCTAACCAGGTCAACTTCGCGGACACAGCGGGCAACGTGTTCCGCATGACCGATGTGAATTTCTTCCCGGGCACAAACTCGGTATCTCTGCCTCGCAGAGATAACCAGAAAGAACTGGATATTTGCTACCGCTATCTGCCTGTGGTGGATCCGAACAGCGCATTGAACTATGGCTCCCCTGTAGTGGTTGGCCAGGCCTATGCACCAACTGCGACGATATTGCCGGTGCCGTTCCGGGTTCCTTCTCGCGTCCCGCCGACGGGGATCTTGGCTTATGCCTTGACCAATTACTGGGGTACCACTGCTGATTTCACTGTTATCCCTGCGTCGTCGCTGTCGCTCTACACCTACATCAGCAACACCGTGGGCACGCTGCTGATGCAGATCGGCTCGTCGTCCTTCACCCCTGGCCATGCTGTAACCATGATGGCCAAGGCAAAAATCTTCTACCAAGGATGCGACCTGTGAGCGATATGACACCCTGGAAATACACGGATGCTTCATGCGCATCCGTCTTTCGCACCACGGCCGACGGGATGTACGAGAGCTGGGATGCGAGCACGCTGCCAGAAGGCACGGAAGTACTCCCTGCAGATCCGGTGCCCTTGGCCCCGCTACAGTGCACCAAGCGTCAGGGGGAGCGCGCCTTGCTGACCTTGCCGGCCATGGTGGGAGAGCAGCAGCTGACGGCATTGCACTGGGTAGAGGCCCACATTGAGCAGGAGCCTGACCCCATCCAGAAGCGCGCGATGCAGGCCGAGTTCAATTCGGCCACCTGGGAAGAGGCCAACCCGTTCCTGCAGCAGATGTGGCAGGCGCTGCAGCAGATCATCCTGGGCGAAGAGAAGCCGCAAAGCCTGCGCGCGGTGTTCCTGGTGGCGCTGACGTTCTAAGAGCGACGAACGAAGCGCGCAAGCAAGCACGCAACAAAGCGCGCACCAAGCCCGCCACCATGGCGGCATGAGCGTGCTACAAATTTCCAACTTTGTCGGGGAGGCGCCCAGTCTGTCGGATCGCGGACTGGGCGCGGGCTTTGCCCGTGTGAACCACAACCTGCACCTGGCTGCAACGGACTTCCGGCCGCTGCAGGCCGATACGGTGCACTCGGCCTGCCCAGAGGGCACGCTGTCGATGTACCGATTCCACCGCAACGCGCAGGGCGTGGTCGCGCCCAACCTGGCCGCGCCGTTCCTGACCTACCCGCAGCTGCGGTCTTTCGCCAAGGGCCAGATCAACGACGAGGCCACAGAGCGCACCTATGTCTCCTTTGACGACGGATCCCAGCCGCCGCGCGTGATCGACGTGAACGGGGGCGACCGGCTGCTGGGGGTCGTGCGGCCGCGCCAGCCGGTGGTGGTGCACAACGCGGTGGACACCTTTGAATACGACGAGGCCAACACCTGGCTGTTTGGTGAGTTCGTCGAGAAGATCCAGCAGGGCATTACTGCGGCGTCACCGGTGCGCACGGACGGGGCGGCGGTGCGCTACGGGGCCGACGGCCTGGCGTTCGCCGGGGCGCCGCAAAACTATGGGCTGCTGACGGCTACGGCCGCAGGCGCGCAGGGCTTGAACCCCGCCATGCTCTACGCCATGGTGACGGACGCACGGGTGAGCAACACCGGCATGCAGACCACCAATCTCGGCGCGGTGCAGGTTGCTGGCGGCTGGCTGGTACCGGTGTCTGCGATGCCCGCCGCATACCCGTTCGACGGCACCAAGCTGCAGCAGGATCTGCGGTTGATCGAGTTTCCCGAGGGAGCGGGGGACAGCGCTGGCCAGGCGGTGCTGGACGAGGAACAGGCCGGCACGTTGGTGGAGCTGGCGGCCGCAGCGTTGAAGCCGGGGTACACCACGGAGAAGGCGCGCGCCGAGCTGGCCGCGCTGGTGGCCGAGTTCGCCACCCTGGCACTGGTGAAGTGGTGGAACCGCGCCGGCGCGCAGCCAGTGCGGCCCGTGGCGCCGAGCCAGCCGCGCTGGATCCACGACCAAGGCGATTCCTCCGGCATGTACGAAAACCCCGAGTGGGCGGTGTACGACCGCCAGCTGGATGCGTACTACGTGGCCATGGAGGCCTACAACGCCGGCAAGCTCAACGACAGCACGGAAACGGACGCGCTCAATACCCGGATGATCGAGATTCAGCAGCGCTGCGCGGTGCTGATCGCCAGCATTGAAACCCAGTTGGCAAAGCAGTGGGGCGCGGTCATGGGCAGCAGCACGCTGTGCGGCCAGTGGGTGGACAAGCTGGGCGGTGTGTCGGTGCTGGCCAGCGATGCGAAAGAGCGCACGACTTCCACCGTTTACTACGTCGCGGCCTTTGAGACTGACCGGGGCGAAGAATCCCAGCCGTCACCCATCAGCGACATGCTGGAGGTGAAGACGGGGGACACCGTGACCGTCGCGCGGCCGGGCAGCGTCACCGGCGAAGAGCTGGCCGCCCGGCACATCAGCAATTGGCTGGTGTACCGCTCCAACACGGGCCAGACCGGCGCCGCCTGGCAGCTGGTCAAGAGGTTGCCCATCACCGCCACTGAGTTCCTGGACGATGTGCCCAGCAGCGAGCTGGACAGCCTGCAGCCGCAATTCAGCTGGGCCGGGCCAGCGTACCGGCAGGATTCGCAGTTTGACGGGGAGGTCAAGCCGGTGGTGGGGCTGAATCCGTATCTGCGCGGCTTCACGAACCTGGCCAACGGGATCACGGCCGCGTTCATCGACAACACCGTGGCGTTCTGTGAGCCGTATGTGCCCTACGCCTGGCCGCTGGACTACCAGGTCAGAACGGAGTTTCCAATCGTGGGCCAGGCCGCCGCCAACGGCATGCTGGTGGTGTGCACCACGTCGAACCCCTACATCGTCACGGGCGCGCACTCGGCCAACATGAGCGCCACACAGCTGGACTACCCGTACAGCTGCGCGGCCGCGCGCTCGATATGTGCAGTATCTGGGGGCGTGGTCTACGCCAGCCCGTCGGGGCTGTGCCTGGTGCAAGGAACACAGGTCAAGCTGCTCACGCAGACCTACTACACCACGGAGCAATGGGCTGCGCTCGATCCGGCCAGCATGTTTGCCGTGGAACACGGGGACGTGTGCTACCTGTTCCATGGTGGCCAGACGCCTGGCTGCATCGCGGTCAGTGTCGAGGGTTCGGCGTTCAAGCTGGGGACGTGCGACTTTGTGGCCACGGCCGCCTGGTCGGACAAATTCAACAACGCGCTGTACCTGGTGCAAGGCGATCAGCTGCTGCAGTGCCTGGTCGGCAGCGCGCGGCGAGAGGGCCGGTACCGCAGCGGGCTGCAGACCATGCCCATGGCCACGGCTTTTGCCTGGGGGAAGGTCTACGGTGATCAGACGCCAGACGCGCCGATAACACTGCGGTGGTGGGGCGACGGGGAGCTTGTGCACACGGAGGTGGTCACCAGCATGGAGCCTTTCCGCCTTCCGCCTGGCCGGTTCCTGGAACACCAGGTGGAGATCCAGGGCGCTGCGCGTGTCGATCGCGTTCTGCTGGCTTCCTCGACTGAGGAGCTGCGCCAGGTATGACGAACCGCATCAGAACCGACACAGGCGCGTCCAAGCTGCCCGCACTGCGGGCGGTGAGCACCGCGGATCCTGAATTGAGCAACTGGGTGAAGTCCGTCACCGAAATGCTCCAGGTGCGAGAAGGTCAGCGCGGCAATGCCGGCGATCGGGCAGTCACGCAGCGGGAGCTGAAAAAGGCGCTGGGCACCATGCAGCAGCTGGTGGACATGACCGCCAAGGCGCCGGCAGAAGGCGAGATCGGCATTGAGCTTGCGCCAGGGATCACGGCCACGGTCGCCGTGGAGAAGTTCGCACAGGCGATTGTTGGCAGCAAGCAGTTCCAGGAGCTGGCCAGATCCTTGGACGACCCGAACCGCTTCGACGACCAGGCAGAAGAAGTCCGCACGGAGCTGCTGCGCAACCTGACCGCTGAAGCAGCCAAGATGCGGGCGGCGATCCAGAGCATTGAGCGCACCACCGACAGCAACGAGCGCAGCCTGTCCATGGCGGTGCGCCAACTTACTGCCAGCTTACGGGATGCGCACGCCGGCCTGCGCGAAACCACGGCCGCCTGGTCGGACGGCAACAAGTCCATGGCCACGAATGTTCTGCAGCTGCAGGCCAGCCTGGGCAAGTACTACAGCGACGGGTCAGAGGGCAAGGCCTCGCTTGAGCAGGAAATGACGGTGTTCGCCAGCCTGGCCGACGGCTTGCGATCCAGCTACCAGGTCACGGTGCAGGCCGGTGGCGCGCTGGCGGGCTACAGCTTGTGGGCGCAGGAGGGGCCAGGCGGGAAGATCACGACCGCCTTCATCATCAACGCGGCGCAGTTCGCCATCGTGGCGCCGACCTATTCGGGCGGGGTCATGGCCACGCCGCGCGCCGAGGATCTGGTGTTTGGGGTGGATGCCAACGGCATCTACCTGCAGAACAATGTTTACATCAAGGGAAACATGCGGATCGACGGCACCGGCAAGCTGCTGCGCGACGGGCTGCGTGGATCCCTGCAGATTGCGGCCAGTGGCCAGGCCTGGAGCGACACCACGGCCAGGCAAGCGATTTGGCTGGCGCTGGGCAACGCGGGAAGCGCGCCAGGCACCGCGCACCTGGTCATCGGGGATATGGTCACGATTGTGGCCACCAGCGGCGCGGCATCCACAAAGCACTGGATGGGCAGCAGCTGGCAGGTGCCGGGGGCGGTTATCAACGGGTCGCTGCTGGTGGACGGAACCGTGGCGGCGCGGGCGATCAACACCACGGGGCTGACGGTCAAGGATCAGAACGGCAACATCATCCTGTCATCTGGCGGCATGGATGCCACCTGGCTGAAGAATCTCAACGCCTCCCAGGTGGGCGGGCTGGGCAGTCTGGCCACGCAGAACGCCGCCACCATTGGCTCCACCGTGCGCATGCCCGACGGCACCGTGATGGGCGTGGGCGACTTCATCAGTCGGTTGCAGAAAATTGAAGAGTGGAACATCAGCACCTTCATGGCAGCAGCGGCGATTGGGCGGGCCTACATCGGGAATGCCGCTGTCGGGTCGGCACAGATTGACACGGCAGCAATCAAGCGTGCCCACATTGGTGATGCCGAAATTGACACACTGAAAGTCGCCGGAAACTCCATTACCTCAATGGCATACGCCAGCGTTACACGCACCAGGCAGATAGGAGCATCCATTGGTGGGGCAATTCTGAACGTCAGGGGGATGGCGGGTGGTACTGGTTTTGTTGTTAATGCCCCCTTAAATATTGATTACGTCCGGTACGGTGAGATTGGCGTTATGGAAATAACGTCAGTTCTAAGGAGAAATGGTGTTGAGTTGAAGAGGATGAGCGGAAATTTTCAGAACGGCGGGTGGAGTTCTGAGTCGGAATCGGGTATTTACCCTTTTCACGGGACACTGAATATCAGTATCTTTGATAACCCAGGGGAAGGCTTTCACACATACACGATTACGGTTACTTCGCTCGGCGGGTACGTTGATATTGTTAGCGACATAACAATTATTGGTGGTTATAGATGAGTGCTTATGTTGAACTGGAAGAGATCGAAGGCAATCAAGAATTCTTGCGGGTATGCGGGATATTGATTCAGGAGAATGTCGAATGCCCTGATGGGTGGCGCCAGCTGCCAGAAGGTGCGCCATCCCACCCGGATTATTTCTGTGTGAAAACCGGTCAATTCTTGAACTACCCAGCAAAGACAAATAGGCGCGCAGAATTTGACTACAAGGCTTGCGAATGGGTCATTCCAGAGGCGGTTTTGTGGGACGAGATCAGAAGCAAGCGGGACACCCTTTTGAAAGAGTGTGATTGGCGGATCGTGCGGGCGTTTGAGGAAGGGGTTAGTCTGCCGCCAGCGTGGGGAGAGTACCGGCAGGCACTGCGCGATGTGCCTGAGCAGCCAGGCGCGCCGCACGCCATCGACTGGCCAGTGCGGCCAGCTGCATAGGCAGGCAAGCACACAACAAAACACACGCCCAAGCAAGCACCAAGCCCGCCACCATGGGCGCATGTTTGAGCTTGATTACTCCCTGGACGCTGCCTACGGCTATGTCCAAAGCCAGCATGGGAGCCTGTGCCGCGTGCAAGGCGCGGCCGGGTTCTGCATGCGGCGCGACGGCAAGCCGGTGGCGGGTGCCGTGTTCTACGACTTCAACGGCCGCTGCATCTGGGTGCATACGGCGGGCAGTCCTGGCGGTCACTGGCTCAACCGCAAATTTCTACACGCCTACCTCGCTTATCCCTTTGTCGTCTGCGGCGTCAGCTGCCTGCGCGGCTTTGTGCACGCGCGCAATGAGCGGATGCTGAAACTCATCGCCCACTTGGGCGGGGTGGTGGAAGCAACGCTGCCAGGCGCTGCGGCGGATGGTGAGGACATGGTGATCGCTGCGCTTTGGAAGGACAAGCTGACGTATGGGCCGCTGGCATAAACACGAATGGGCACGCCTGCCCGAGCGGGCATTTATGCCGCGCTGCGGGCGCTTTGGCGGGGGCATGGCCCTGGAGGGCGGCGGAAGCACGCCGGCGCCGGATCCTCGGCTGGTGGAAGCACAGGTCAAAAACCTGGGCTATCAGGATCTGATGATCCAGCAGGTCATGGCGAACAGCGAGGCAATGGCCCCGCTGCAGAAGGAGCAGCTGCAGTTTGCCCTGGACACCAGCAAAGAAGCATGGCAGCAGTCCCAGGACGACCGGGAGTATGCGATTGGCCAGCGCGACAAGCTGACCGCATTGCAGAACACCATGGTGGACGAGGCGCGGGCCTTCAACACCGACGCCAAACGCGAAGAGCTGGCGGGCCAGGCTGCGGCCGATGTGTCCCAGGCCTACACCAGCGCCGCGCGCACGCAGGCCGCAGAAATGGCGCGCATGGGGGTCAACCCCGCCGACGGCAAGTATGGATCCACGGCGGATGCGCTGACCGCCAGCACGGCCCTGGCCACGGCCCAGGCCAAGAACGGTGCCCGGACGCAGGCGCGCGAAGAGGGCCGCCAGCTGACCAACCGTGCCGCCAGTGCCTTGGCAGGCTATCCATCCATGGGAATGCAGACCACGGCAGCGACCGCAGCTTACGGGGCGCAGGGGCTGGCACAGACCAACCAGGCGCTGGGTGGCCTGAATTCGGGACTTAGCCAGGCGGCAAGCATGGCCGGTAACGCCGGCAACAGTGCCACCAGCGCGTGGAACGCGCAGTCCAATGCCTACCAGCAGTCCAACGCCTCGAAAGACCAGATGACCGGCACGCTGGTGGGTGTGGGTGTTACGGCCGCGATTGCGATCTGACCATGCGCAACGAGGAAATTTTGAGCGCCGAGGGCGTACAGATGCTGACCTACTGGCGCCTGGCTGAAACCGAAGCAGAGCACGCGGCCGCGCTGCTGGAGCAGCTGGCACTGCCCGAGGGCGCGCGCGTAGTGGATCTTGGCTGCGGCACTGGCCAGCTGGCCAAGCTGTGCCAGGCCACCCGCCCGGATCTGCAGTGGAGCCTGGTCAATTCGGATCCCTGGCAGCTGGGGGAGGCGCCCGAGTGGGAGGAACGGATCCAGGCCGACATGGCCGACACGGGCCTGCAGGCGGGCTGCTTCGACGCGGTGGTGGTGGCCTATGCCCTTGGCTACTCCAACCCCGTGGCGGTGCTGGAAGAGGCGCGGCGCTTGCTCAAGCCGGGCGGCCAGCTGGTGCTGCATGAGCTGTATGCGCCCCACCATGAAGAGCAGGCCTTGGCGCGCCAGGTGCTGGGCTACCGCCTGGCCAGCTTCGACGACGTTGCGCTGTGGGCCAAGGTGGTGGGGTTCGACTTGTGGCGGGTGTTTGAGGACGCCCACCGTGCGCCCGGCGCGACCGTGGAGGCCGCCATGCCGGTGTTTGGCCGGCTGGATCACAGCCTGGCCATCTTCAAACTGAGCGACCGCCCGCATGTGTTCGCCGGCCGCCGCGTGGCGCTGCAGCTGTCCGGGGGCAAGGATTCCCTTGCATGCCTGTACCTGCTTCGTCCGTTCGTGGAACGCGGCTTGCCGGTGTACTGGACGCACACGGGGGACACGATCCCGGAAACGCTGGAGGTACTTGCTTCGTTGCGTGCTTGGGTGCCTGACTTTCGGGTGATCGAGGCCGATGTGCACAGCTGGAAAGCACAGCACGGCATGCCCAGCGACGTGACGACCGCACAAGCGTCCTGGCTTGGCCAGCAGTACGGCATGACGCCGGCGCGCCTGGTGGGCCGGTTTGAATGCTGCTGGGCCAACCTGATGCAGCCCATGCACCAGCGCATGCTGGACGACGGCGTTGAGGTGGTGATTCGCGGGACAAAGCGCGCGGACACCGGACAGGTGCCGGCCGTGGGCCAGACAGAGCACTACGAAGTACTGCTGCCGCTGCTGGAGTGGAGCCATGCCCAGGTGTTTGAGTACTTGGAGCAAGTCGGCGCGCCCATCAGCCCGGTCTACGACACCTTCAAAGCGATCAGTGCCCCTGAATGCCTGCACTGCACGGCCTGGTGGGATGACGGCAAGGCCGGGTATTTGAAGGCCAGGCACCCCGCCAAGGTGGACGGCTACCGCGTCAGCCTGGTGGAGATCCGCGCAGAGCTGCAGCGCCGGATGACGGAATTGGACAGCGAGATTCAGGAGTGTGAGCGATGAGTTTTTCCCGTGGCGTGCTGGAAGGCCAGCAGATTTTTGCCAACTTCCACAACGCATTTCAGTCCATGCAGGAGCGCCGCGAAATAGGCAAGGTCGCGGATGCCAAGGCCGAGCAGAGCCAGGGCTTTACGGCCGACCAGGGCAAGGAGCTAGAAAACCTAGCCAAACAGGGCTACGACCTGGCTTTCGACCAGGAAAAGAATGCCTACGTTGGCACGAACGCTGCCGGCGACACCAAGACCGTGGGCATGCAGAGCGTGACCGACTTCCTGGGCAACCGCACGGCCGGGGAGCTGACGCAGCAGCAGCAGGACACCGCGCGCACCATGGCCATGGCCGACGTGGTGGGCCGGCGCAACCCGGAGCGCGGCATGCAAATGCGCTCCCAGGCGACCAACCAGGCGCACCAGGCCGCCAAGCAGGTGCGCGAAGAGCAGCAGTGGGCGCGGGAAGATAAGCGGACTGCCACCTTGGATGGCATCGACAAGGAGCTGGGCGAGGCATTCGAGGCTGGCCTGGTAGGGGAGGATGGCCAGCGCCGCGCGCCGACGGCTGACGACTACCTCAACACCAGCCGCCAGCGGGCCTACCGCATGATGCAGTCGGGCTATGGGGCCGAGGCCGAAAAGACGCTGCAGCAGCACTACGCGATGGCGCACGTCAAGATCCAGGCCGAAAGCGCCGAGCGCAAGCGCGACCTCGGCGTGGCCATGGCGGCATTTGAGGCGGGGGATTACAACGCCGTCGGCGCCTTCTACAACAAGTACGTGCCCAGCGGCTCCAAGGTGACCGGGATCGAGGCCGAGAAGGGCGGCGGCCTGGTGATGCGCCGCACCGGCCTGGATGGCCAGGAAATGGAACCCCTGCGTGTGAGCAGCCCGCGCGAAGGCATGGCCATGCTCATGTCGCTGGAAGATCCGAGAGCGCTCTACCAATACTCCCAGGACGAATTCCGCAACCAGCTGGCGCGCAACCAAGACCGCCGCGCCGCTAACGCGGATGGCCGCGCAGCTGCAGCAGACGGTCGGGCAGCACTCTCCTGGCAGCAGAACCAGGCAGACCGCCGCAATACCCGGGATGCGCTGGAAGGGCTGGCGGTGGAAGAGGCCGAGGCATCGGGCGTGCCCCTGTCGAATGCTCGGCGCCAGGCCATCCGCGCCGGCGTGATTCAGCCGTCGGCGGTGACGGGCAAAGGCAGCGCGAAGTTCGACTACGACCCCAAGAAGGTGCAGAGCGCGTTTGGCACGACCGAAGTGGATCCCCTTACCGGCAAGGAAACGATCAAGCGCAACCGGGACGAGGAAAGCAAGTTCATGCAGTTCATGGGGGACAACCCCAATATCCGCGACGTGAACGAGGGCCTGATTCGCTACAACCAGGCCAAGGCCAGCCGGGAGAAGAAAGACGCAAGCGCGAAAGCTGCCGGCGACAAGGCCGAGGCAGAGCGCTACAACAGTGCCGTCAAGGAGGTGCGAAAGAACATCAGCATGGAAAGCCTCAAAGCCACGGCGGATAAGTACAACATGAGCGTGAGCGAAGTTCTTTCGGAGCTGGCAGCGAAGGGCGTGGTTCCTAAATAGGCAAGCAACCACGCAAGCAAGCACGCAGCGAAGCACCAAGCCGGGCACCCTTGGGGGGTTTTCTTCCCAAGGGTTTTTTTTATGGCTCAAGACTTGTTTGCCATGTTTGACGCGGCCATGGGCGAAGCGCTGCCAAAGGCGAATGCCGGCGCCCGCGAGCCCGCACCCACGAACGCGGCCGGCGGCGTGGATCTGTTTGAAGCGCTGGGGCACAAGCCGAAGCCCCGCACAGACCGCACCTGGGGCGAAGTTGCCGCAGACACCGTGCTGCAGCTGACAGAGGGCGCCAACAACCTGTCCAGCACCATCCCTACTCTGTTGGCCCCGGATTCCGACACCGCCCAGATGTTCAAGAAGAACGGGGATTACCTGCGCGGCCAGTTGTCGGAGCCCATGAAGCGGAAGATCGCGGAGGGGGAGCAGGCCATTGCAACGGCTGACCAGGACAGTATCTTGGAGCAGGGCAAGGCTGCAGCCAAGGTCTACGGCAGCGATCCTGTGCTGGCGGGCCGCCTGGTGCTGACCAATCTGCCGAGCATGATCCCGGGGGTTGCCGCTGCCAAGGGTGCCCAGGCGCTGCAGTTGGCCAGAGGCGCGTCGGTGGCAGCTGCGGCGGCCACCGGGACGACCGCGGCCGGCGCGACAAACGCGGTGATGAATGCCGGGGGTGCGCGCGGCGAAGCCTACGAGGACATTTACAAGACCCTCAAGGATGCCGGCTACAGCGACGACGACGCGCGGCGCGTTGCCCTGGACGAATCCCTGTTGCCGGCAGCGGTGGGTGCCGTGGCAGGGGCGGTGTCGGGCAGCAGCGGCCTGGAGCGCGTCATTGTGCGCAAGGGCGCAGCCAAGGGCGGCGCGGCCGCCGCTGCCAAGGCCATGGGCATGGAGCTGGGCGGCGAGCTGGTGGAAGAAGTCGCCCCCCAGGTGGCCACGAATATGCAGGCAGGGCGCCACGACGGGCGGCCGCTGTCGCGCGACGTGGGCCGCACGGCCGTGGAAACCGCTTTCGCGTCTGGCCCTGGCACGGTGCTGTCGGGTGCTGGCGCTGGATTCAACAAGGACAAGACAGGGGCGCCTGGCCAAGCGGCACCAGGTGCAACGGCTTCCGCCACGCCGGATCCGACGGCCAGCCAGCAGACCCAAAGCCAGCCGGCTGCTGCTGCCGCTGCTGATGCTGGCCAGCCTGGCGAAGCAAGCACGCAAGCAAGCACGCAAGCGGAAGCCAAGCCGACGGCACCAGCGCCGGCAGAGCAGGCAAAGGAGCGCAGCGCGGCGCATCCAGACGGCGACCCGCTGCAGATGGAGAGCGCGGTCGCAACCCAGCGCATGGCCGAACTGGAGCTGCTGGACAGCACCACCGGGCTGAATGCCGACCAGCAGCGAGAGCGCATGCTGTTGGCCCACCGCCTGGACGAGCTGGCCGAGCAGGAGAGCCAGTACCACCTACCAGGTGAAGAGCCCGGACAGCCTGGCCAGGCCGAGCAGGGCGCCCAGCCTGGTGGCTGGGATCCCGCAGATTTGCCAGACGCCGGCGTGGACGTGGACGCACAGGGCCAGCAAGCCGCGCCGGCCGCTGACCAGGTGCGCGCCAAGACCTGGCCCCAGTTTGTGGTGGAGCGTGGCCACAGCCTGGAGGCGCTGCGCCGTGGCACGGCCGACTGGAATGCACTGCAAACCGAATGGGCTGCGGTCAAGAACCACCGCGCAGGCCTGGATCTGCAGGGCAGCGGATCCACCGGCGCGCCGGTGGCTGAGATCCAGAACCGCGACCGTTCGCGCCCGGCCAGCGTCATGCAGATGCAGGGCATGGCGCAGAACCCCGATTACATGCGCCTCGGCCCCAGCCGCACGCCAGAGAGCGGGGCGCCCATGGTGTTTGCGGAAGGCGACCAGGTGCACGCCGTGCACGCGCTGGGGACGGCCGACGTGGCCGTTATGAGCGATGGCCAGCGCGTGCCGTTCCAGTACGCGGTGATGGAGGCGGCCGACGTGCAGCCGTCCAACTTCGCGGACGGCAACGTCAACCCGCTGTTCGACGCCAAGCACCCGGGCGTGGTGAAGGCGCTCAACAACGGCCGCACCGCAGGCCTGCGCGCAGCCTATGAGCGCGGCACGGCCGCCCGCTACAAGCATGAGCTGCTGCAGGACAGCGGCGTGCACGGGGTTGACCCCCAGGTCATCGACGGCATGCAGGCGCCGGTGCTGGTGCGCCTGTATTCCGAGAAGGACAACCGCCACAACATGGGGGTCAAGAGCCAGAGCCAGGCCTTGGGCCTGTCGGCGGCAGAGCAGGCCGCCACGGACGCGCAGCTGATGGATCCGGCGATGCTGGATATGTTCGACGCCGGCGCGCTCGATGGCCAGGGCAACCAGGACTTTGTGCGCGGCTTCGTGGCGCGTCTGCAGGGTGCTGGCCAGGACGTGGCCGAGATGATGGACGCGGCCGGCCGGATCAGCCCCAAGGGGGTACAGCGCCTGGCGGCCGCGCTGGTGCACAAGGCATTCGACGACGGCGACCTTGTGGAGACAATGTTTGGCTCCCAGGACAACGACGTGCGCGCCATCGGGGAAGCGCTCAAAGACGTGGCCGGGCAGTGGGCGCACATGCGGCACATGGCCACAAGCGGCGCGATCAATCCCGAGGTGGACTTGAACGCGAATCTGCTGCAGGCTATCCGCCTGGTGCAGAAAGCGCGCCGCGACCGCAGCGCCCTGTCGGATCTGGTCAACCAGGTGGACATGGAAACCGGCGACGTGGTGGGGGACATGACGGTGGGCATGCTGCGCCTGCTGTATTCCGGGGAGCACTTCACCCGTGCCCGTGGGCGCGATGCAGTCACGCAAGGCCTGCGTGAGTACATCACTGCCGCGCTGGCCACCAGCGCCCAGGGAAGCGATATGTTCGGGGAGGAAGTCGGCCCCACGCAGATCGTGTCCGCGTTGACGGGCATGCCTGTAAACACCGACAATGCAAGCAAGCACACAACAAACAAACAAACCGCAGACGCTGACAGCCAGGCAAGCGCGGTAGAAAGTCAAAAAAATGAGCAGCAAACCGCCGCCCGAGCTGACGAACAAGCCCCAGCAGGCCAAGGACAACCCGTTAGGGGCCAGCCTGCTGGCGGCCGTGCTGATGAACGAGGGACTGCGCAACCTGGACAACCAGCAGCTGACGCAGGCCCGAAGCCTGATGAAGATGGCGGACGCCGCCAAGGGCAAGATGCCCAAGATCAAGGCCAACAGCCAGATCGCCAAGGCAATCAAGGCGCTGGAGAAAACGGCCGTGGCGCCGTAAGCAAGCCAGCTGCGCGCCCTGAGCTGCGGGACACGCGCGGCACCGGTGTGCGGCTGCATGGCACCAGCCGCCCGCTGCCAGAGGGCGGTCCCTCCAACGACGGGGTGTACGGCGGCAACGTCCTGAACATTTACGGCCAGGGCTTCTACACAACGGACGCGGCAGACATTGCAGCCGGCTACACGCGCAAGGGCCGGGGCGGGGCGCCAACCCTCTACGACATCAAGGAAAAGCAGCAGGTTCGCCTGTACGACATGGACGGGACTATGGATCCCGAAGTCCGTGCGATTGCAGAGCGCGCCCTTGGTGACCTGGCGCGGGATGAAGATGCCGAAAACGGGAAGCCCATCACCACGCTGGCGCAGCTGTTCGACGAAGCGCGGGCGGAATCGGCGGGCGAAGGGATCAGCGCGGCCGAGGTTCAGGAGAGCTTTAACGCGATCCGTGAAAGCCTGGAAGAGCACGGGTACCGGGGCTTCACCCATATCGGGGGCAAGAAGACCGGGAACCAGGCGCACAAGGTCAATATTTACTGGTACCCCGAGGACGACCTGACGGTGGCCAAGGTGGATCTGTCCCGCTTTGAGAAGGGCGCGGAGGCCCCAGCGCTGGCCAGCTACACCGCCGACGAGATCCGCGACCAGGCCAAGGCGGCCGAAGAAGCCCAGGCGGCAAAGGACAAGGCCGACAAGCAGGCCCAGGCGCAGGAGAAGGCCCAGCGAGAGGCCAAGGAAGTGGCGCAGCGCATGGACGCCAGCGCGGACAACTTCCAGCTTGGCCAGGATGCCAACGACGCCCTGGCCGGGCAAGGCAGCATTTTTGATGCGCCACCCAGCCCAAAGCCTGGCATTGCCGGCGAGAACACGCCGGAAGCGAAGGCTTCGCTGCGGCACACATTTGAGACTCAACCCGACGCTCTGGAAAAGGACGATTCCTTTACGCTCCCTGCGTGGAACGAGCTGCCGAATGGCTTTGCCCATCGGCAGTACCGGCTTGGAGAGGTCGCCTATCAGGAGGTTCGCGCGCCAAAGCAGAAGGGCATGGAGCCGCCCGTTCTGCGCCGTGGACTGAATAGCGACACGGGCCGGACTTTCAGCGAGATGGAGGCGACTGGCACGCTCGACGACGTGAAGTCTGGCCAGGCGTTCGCTGTGTTCCGTGACTACTTCGGAGAGAAGCAGCCGGCCGCTGCGCCCAAGATTGAATCGGCAGCTGCAAAGCCCACCACCGCCGAACTGGACGCCATGTTCGACGAGCTGGTGGCCGAAGAGTTTGGCCGGGCAGAGCAGGCAGCTGACGCGGGGCGGCCCAAGCCGGGCGATATCGTCCCGTTCGGCGCCGGCCGGGCTGAGGCCGTAGTCAAAGGCGTGCGTGACGATGGCACCGTGACCGTGGCGGTGGATGGCATGGCCCCGCGCTCGATGCCCATGGCGCAATTCCAGAAGCAGCGCAAGGCGGCCAAGGGGGCGAAGGCAAAGCCTCCAGCGCCCGCGCGGCCGGAGATCCGGTACCGCGACGACAGCACCGGGCAGACCTGGACAGGGCGCGGCAAGCTGCCGAGGTGGTTGGAAGGCAAGAACCTGGAAGACTTCAGCGTGAAGGCCAACGAGCGCGGTGCTGGCCAGGCCATGGCCAGCGCTGCCAAGAATGCCGGCGAAGGCCTGGCGGCCGCCATCGACGGGCTGGGCGCCCTGTTCGGCGGCGCCGGCAAGCTGGGATCCGGCCTTTCCTTTGACGAGCAGACCTACGCTAAAGCGAAACCCCTGTTCGCCCAGGCGGTGGCCAGCATGCAGGATGCCGGCAGCGACCTACGCGAAGCCATGCGCGCCATCATCAAGATGGTGGGAGCAAAGTTTGGCGCGGCCGCTGTGCGGGGCATGCAGCCGTATGTCGTGCGTTACATTTCAGACCTGAGTGCAACAAACGAAGCACAAACGCAAGCACGCAACGAACAGGAAGAGGGCCGCCATGTACCAGGTGCCGACGGAAGTGTTGAACGAGATAGCGGCCAGCCAGCCGCTGTACCCGCCGATGCAAGAGCTGTTCAAGGCAACGGCGCAGACGCTGCCGGCGCTGCTGCAAAAGCACCTGGACAACCCAGCCGAGCGCGCGGGCCTGGACAACTCGACGACGCTCGCATTTCGGTTGACGCTGCCGCTTTGGCTGGAAAACGAAGCGATCAGCAGCTACATCGCGGAGGCCCACCGGCCGGACTTGAGGGCAGCACTACCGGAACTGACCTCTTTGAAGGAATGCCTGCAGTTGGCAGCGATGGAATTTCGATTGAACCAGTTGCAGCTGGTGAAATTGAAGCGCTTGCTGCAAAAGGAAGCCCAGCGCATCAGCCGCGAAGCAATGAAGCACGCAAGCAACTAAGCAAGCAGGCTACACCGGTTTACCAGCTGGGCAGCGAAGAGCACGCCCAGAGCGTGCGGGACGCTATCCCGCAGCTGCTGCCTGGCCAGGTCGATGACGTGGTGAAGGCAGAGCAGGCTTTCGCAAAGCCCGACGGGCACGGCATGTTGGTGACCAACGGCACGGGCACCGGCAAGACCTTCTCGGGCTTGGGCGTGGCCCGACGCTTTGCCGATCAGGGCCAGCTCGACATTCTGGTGGTGGTGCCAGACGACAAGATCGCCGGCGACTGGATCGACTCAGGCAAGAAAGTGGGCCTACCGCTGCAGCAGCTGGCCAACACCAAGACCGCCGGTACCGGCCCCACGGTGGCGACCTACGCCAACCTGGCGGAAAACAACACCCTGGCCAGCCGCAAATGGGCGCTGGTGATCCCCGACGAGGCGCACACCCTGATGAGCAGCCAGGATGCGACCGACACCAAGGCGCTGGAGCGCCTGCGCGCCATCACCTTCCACCCGCGTGGCGTGTGGGGGCGCCTGGAGATGCTGCACGCCCAGGACTATGCGCGCCAGGCGGATCTGCTCAAGCAGCTGGAAGAGGCGCGCAAGGTGCCCAACAACACGCCCACCATCCAGCGACTGGAGAAGCAGCGGGACGAGGTAATGGGGAAGCTGCAGGCCGCACGCGAAGCCATGCAGGAGGAATTCGCCACAGCCCAGGCCGATGGCAAGCGCACCAAGCTGCTGGCGCTGTCGGCCACGCCATTCGCCTATGAGAAAAACATCGACTGGGCGGAGGGCTACCTGTTCAGCTACGACGAGGGCCGCACAGACGACCAGCGCGAATTCAGGGGCTACAACGAGGGCGCCAACCGCGAACAGTTCTTCATGCAGCACTTCGGGTACCGGATGCGCTACAACAAGCTCACGGCACCGGAGGCAGGGGTTGACCGCAACCTGATGCAGCGCCAGTTCAACACCTGGCTCAAGCGGCGCGGCGTGCTGTCTACCCGCATGCTGGAGGTCGATGCCGACTACGACCGCCGCTTTGTGCTGTTTGAATCGGCCATTGGCAACCGGATCGACGAAGCGCTTACCTACCTGGCAGAGCGCCGCCACAACGACCGCGGATTCGAGATGCTGGCCAAGCTGGTGGACGCGAGCCTGGACTACCAGACACGGCGCTACCTGCTGGAAGCCATCAAGGCCAGTGAGGCGGTGAAGATCGTGCGCCAGCACATGGCGCTGGGCCGCAAGGTCATCGTCTATCACGACTTCATCAAGGGCGGCGGTACCAACCCGTTCAACATCAGCCCTAGCGCCGCAGAGCCCGAGCACCGCGATGCTGTGGCGGTGGCCCTGGCCGACTTCAACGCCAAGTTTGGGGATCTGCAGCGGGCCAACCTGCACCAGCTGCCCAGCCCGGTGCAGCTGTTCTCCCAGGAGTTCCCAGGCCTGCGCCTGGTCAATGGCCAGGTCAAGCCCAAGCGCAGCGTGCTGCAGGCCTACAAGGACTTCGACGACGACGCCACGGGGCCGCAGGTCATGCTGGTGCAGTCGGCAAAGGACAAGGGCTGGAGCGGGCACGACACCACCGGCAAGCACCAGCGCGTGCTGATCAATTTGGGCCTGCCCACGGCCCCCACCAAGGCCATCCAGCAGGAGGGCCGCATCTACCGCACCGGCAACGTGTCCGACGCGATCATGCGCTACCTGAACACCGGCACCAGCTGGGAGCGCACGGCCTTTGCTTCGACCATCGCCACCCGGGCGGCCACGGCGGAAAACCTGGCGCTGGGAGAGCTGGCCAGGTCGCTGCAGGATTCGTTTGTCCAGGCCTTTGAGGATTCGGCCGCATGGGAGCCTGGCCACGAAGGGGAGGGCAAGGGCGGCAAGGAGCAAGACCGCGCACGCAATGCCGTGGTGAGTGAATGGGATCGTGCCCGCACCCTGTACTGGGCGCAGCAGAAAAAGACGGCCGCGACCAAGGCGCGGGAGGGGGCGGATTACTTCGCTACGGCTGAGCCGCTGGGTCTGAAAATGGTCGAGTGGGGCGGTGTGGTGGAGGGTGAGGACACCTTAGAGCCGTCTGCTGGCCATGGCGCCATTGCGCGCTGGCTCCCGTCCACCGGCCGCCGCACCATGGTGGAGCCGTCGCCGGTGCTGCGTTCGCGCCTGGCGCTGGCCGGGTTCAACGACACCGACCGGATTGTGGCCGGCGTCTTTGAAGACCTGGACATTGGCAACAAATACGACGTGGTGGTGATGAACCCGCCATTCGGCACCGCTGGCCGCACGGCCGTGGATCACATGGCCAAGGCGTACCGCCATCTGCGTGAGCGCGGCCGCCTGGTGGCGCTGCTGCCAGCTGGCCCGGCTGCGGACAAGAAGCTGGAGGCCTGGCTGTATGAGAAGGCCGACAAGGCCGACAAGGACGGCGACTTTCCGTACACCAAGCCCGAGCTGCACCGCGTGGCAGACATTCTGCTGCCTGGCCTGGCCTTCGGCCGCGCCGGTACCGAAGTGGCCACGCGCGTGGTGGTCATCGACAAGTTGGCCAAGGACGACCAGCCCAAGGCCGCGCACCGCATCATCGACCTGACCAATGCCCAGGACATTGGTGAGCTGTTTGAGCGGCTGGAAAACCAGGAGGTGCCCAAGCGCCTCAAGCAGCTGGACAAGGCAGCAGAGCAAGCAAGCAACAACGCAAGCAGCCAACAAGACGTGCCACGGATCCAGCGCGCCGACGCGCAGCCAGGATCTGCGCCGGTTGCGGCCGCACCAGCACCAGCTGGCCAGCAGGAAGGCACCATGCTGCCGCGCGCCGGCCGCAAGCTGGTGGATCACTTCACCGCGAAGGGTAAGCGCCTGGAGGGGGTGGTTTTTGAGGGCGACAAGGCGCAGGCCGAAGTGTTCGACCCCTACACCTTCAAGAAGGACGGGGGCTGGTTCATCCGTGCCAAGCACCTGGCACCCGACGTGGACGACGCGCCGCCGGCGTTCTACCGTGGCCAGGGCAATCCTGCTGAAGCCGTGGCGTTCGTGCGCCGCATGAACGAAGCCGAGCTGCGCGAATCGGTGAGCCGGGCCCGGAAGGTGGCCGGCACGATGCTGGCCAAGTGGGGCAACGCGCTGCCGGTGCAGATCGTCGGGACGATGCAGGATGAAGCGGTGCCCGAGCGCGTGCGGTACTGGGACGAGGTGCAGCGCCAGGGCGGCGCGACCGGGGAGCCTGCAGGCTTCATTTACAAGGGCGTGGTCTACCTGGTCGCCTCTCAGTTGTCCACCAATCAGGAGGTGGCCATTGCACTGGGCCATGAAATGCTGGGCCATGCCGGGCTGCGTGGCACGTTCGGGGATGGCCTGAACCCCATCCTGGAGCAGATCAGCAAGACGCGCACCGCAGACATGGAGCGCATTGCTGCGGACTACGGCATGAACCTGGCCAACAAGCAGCAGCGCCTGCATGTGGCCGAAGAGATCCTGGCTTTCATGGCCCAGGAGCAGCCGAGCCTTGGCTACGTGAAGCGCGCCCTTGCGGTTATCAGCACCTGGTTGCGCGAGAACGTGCCGGCGCTGGCCAACATGCGCATGACCGACGCGGAAATGATCCACCGCTTCATTCTGCCGGCGCGTGCATTTATCGAGGGTAAAGCAAGCACGCAAGCACGCAACGACACAGGCAACGACGATCCCGCATTCCTGCGCGTGACGCCTGGCCAGGTGGCCCAGCAAGGCCGCAAGACGCTGGGCCAGCTGCAGCAGCGCTTCAAGGATCTGACCGGGTACGGGTCGATGGATGCCGTGATCTATGCCTGGCAGGATCGCTTCATTGACCTCAAGCGGATCCAGAAGCGGATCAAGGATTTGCAGGGCACGGTCAACGAGACGAACGACGCATACCGTGGCGAAGAGCTGTATCACAAGCGCGTTGCCTCGCGGGTGGCCAACTTCCTGCGCGACGAGCTGCAGCCGTTGCTCAAGGGGATGAATGCAGCCGGCGTGGAAATGGAGGCCTTTGAAAACTTCCTGCACGCCCGGCATGCGCCCGAAGCCAACCGGGTGCTGGCCGAGCGCAATCCCAATCAGCAGACCATCGACGCCGAGCGCACCAAAGCCGACCAGGAGCTGCAGACGCTGCGCCTGCAGCTGCAGCGCGCCACGGCGCGCGGCATGGCCACGGTCAGCATCAAGCAGGCGATGGCCAAGGCGATGATGGCCAAGGCCCGATGGGATGACGCTGAGGCCTTCCACGGCACCGAAGATGAACGCCTGTCGCTGTCTGGCATGTCAGACCAGGAGGCGGCCAACATCATCAACGGCTATCCCCAGGCCAAGCGCGCCGAGCTGGAGGCGCTGGCCAACCAGGTGGACGCAATGAACGCCGGCACGCTCAACGTGCTGGATAGCTACGGGCTGATGGAGCGCCAGGCCCTGGATGCCTGGCGCAAGACCTACCAGCACTACGTGCCCCTGCACCGTGACGAGGCCCACCCGGATAGCAAGGCCCACCCCATTGGCCAAGGCTTCTCTACCAAGGGCGATGCAGCCAAGCGCCGCACGGGGTCGAACGAGAAGGTGACCAACATCCTGGCCCACGTCGCAATGCAGCGTGAGGCGGCCCTGACACGCGGCGAGAAAAACAACGTGGCCAAGCGGCTGTATGTCCTGGTGGCGCAAAACCCGGATCCGGAGCTGTGGAGCCTGGACTTGCCCAAGAAAAAGGAGATCGACGAGAGCACAGGCCTGGTGCGCACCGTCACCGACCGGGCGGCCACCCTCAAGGACAACGTGCTGGCCGTGCGCATCGCTGGCCATGACAAGTACGTGCTGTTCAACCCCAAGAACGAAACGGCCGTGCGCCTGGCCATCGCTATGCGCAACTTGGACGCCACTGAGCTGGATCGTTTCACCCGCACCATGGGCGGGCTGACGCGCTGGTTCGCGGCCGTCAACACCCAGTACAACCCGGTGTTTTCCTTCTACAACCTGGCGCGCGACGTGCAGGGCAGCATGCTGCAGCTGTCCACCACGCCCCTGGCTGGCCAGGAAAAGCAGGTGCTCAAGGGCGTGGCCACCAACGTGCGCGCCATCTACAAGGAGCTGCGCAACCAGCGCGCCGGCAAGGGCGTGGGCACCGGCCAATGGGAGCAGCTGTGGGAGCAGATGCAGCTGGACGGCGGCAGCACGGGCTTCCGCGACCTGTACGCGAACCCGAAAGACCGCGCCCAGGGGCTGCAGGATGCCCTGGACGCAATCGGCCGCGGCGTCGGCGTGCGCAAGGCCTGGGGCGCGGTAAAGGGCTGGCTGTCCGACTTCAACGAATCGTTGGAGGGCACCACGCGCCTGGCGGTCTACAAGATCGCCATTGATCAGGGCCTGAGCCGGCAGGAGGCGGCCAGCATTGCCAAAAACATCACGGTGAACTTCAACCGGCGCGGCCGCAACACCAGCGTTGTGGGCAGCTACTACGCCTTTATGAATGCGGCGATTCAGGGCAACGTGCGCATGTTTGAAACGCTTGTCGGCCGGCGTGGTGTGCAGATCATGGTGGGCGGCGTGCTGCTGGGCATGGCTTCGGCCATGGCTGGCCACCTGGTCATGGGTGGCGACGGCGCGGATGACGAATGGGAGCGAGTGCCCGAGTTCGTCAAGGAACGATCGATCGTGATCCCGTTGGGGCCCAAGGACTACGTGAGCATTCCCATGCCGTTGGGCTATCACGTCTTCCCGAACATCGGCCGCAAGCTGGTGGAAATGGGGCTGAACAACGACCCCCACAAGAGCCGCATGTCTCGCGTGGGCGAGCTGGCGCTGATCGCCGTGAACGCCTACAACCCGCTGGGCGGCAGCGAAAACCTGCTGCAGATGGTCACGCCCACCCCGTTCGACCCCGTGGCGGCCCTGGTGGAAAACAAGGACTGGACGGGCAAGACCATCTATAAGGAGCAGCGCAGCAGCCTGGATCCCAAGCCAGGGCACGCTATGGCCAAGGACAGCACGTCACAGCCGGCGCGCTGGGTCGCCCGCGTTATCAACGCTGCCACGGGCGGCAACGAGTGGCGGCCAGGCAGCTGGAGCCCGAACCCTGACGCCATCGAATACCTGTTCGGGCAGTTCACTGGCGGCGTGGGCCGGGAGTTGGCCAAGGTGGGCAACGTGCTCCGTTCGGCCGCCACCGGCGACGAGCTGGCTGCGCACCAGATCCCGCTCTTCGGCCGCATGTACGGCAACACCCGGGGCATCAATGGCCAGTCGGAATCCTTCTACAGCAACGTGCAGCGCATCAACGTGGCCATGGCCGAGGCCAAGGGGCGCGTAGAGCGTGGGGAGGATGCGCATGCGGTGCTGCAGGACGTGCCGCTGGCGCCGCTGGACACGGCCGCCGCCCTGGTGGAAAAGCGCGTGCGGGATCTGGCCAAGATGCGCGCCCAGCTCCAAAAGAGCGACGACCCGGAGCGCATCGCCAAGGTCAAGGAGGTGAATGCTGAGATCGAGGCGACCATGTACCGCCTGAACAATGCTGTAGCAGAAAAGCTGCGCCGCAATTAGGCATGGCCCGAAAACTGTTCATATAATCGCTTCGTTGCTTGCTTGGTTGTTTCGGTGGTTCCTTTGTGGCTGCTGGATGCCTTGCAAGCAGCGCCGCTGGAGAGCGGTTGATCGGGTAGAGAGTGAAAGAGAAAACCCACCAGTGTGCAAACCTGGTGGGTTTTTTTTCGTCCGTTTGAAGGTGTCAATCTATGAAGAATTTTGGATCTGTTTTGCTGGCGCTGGCGACCGCGGCCGCCACTCAAATGACCGTAGCCGCGCCGGCCGTGGTTGTCGCGCGGCCGGTGGTGGTGGTGGCGCGCCCTGCCCCAGCCCCTGCGGTGCGCGTCACGCCGGCGCCGGCCGCCCGCCCTGCAGCTGCTGCAGCCAGCCAGGCGCCTGCGCGCGCGGCGGCCGAGCCGGTGGCCACGCCCTCGCCGGCGTCGTCGTCCTGGTGGTGGCCCTTCATGGCGGCCACCAGCGTGCACAGCGGTGGCCAGGCTGAACCGAAGTGCGAAGAGAAGCAGCGCCGCGCTGGCCAGGAGCTGTGCAAATGACGGGCGCGCATGCCTTTGCGGCTGGCGCGCGGCTGCGCAAGCTGGGCAAATCGCTGCCTCCGAGCGATGAATGCCCGCTGTTTACGGGCCCCGAGCTGGACGTGGTGAAGCGGGCTGCGGAAGAGATGGAGGCCATGCGCGTGGAGAGCGAAGCAGTCAAGCAGGCGGAAGACGAAGCGTTCCGCCAGGCGCTGGGCTTTGAGGTGACCATTCGCCTGTCTGAGCTGCTGCGAGAGCGCGGCGCGCCAGCGGAGCTGCAGGAGAAGCTGCAGGAGCTGGAAGAGAACACGCTGGGGGATGTGTATTTGAGCGTGATGGTGGACAAGAGCGCGCGGCACCACAGCGTGGCCGTCGGTTGCCATGCGGGGGATGTCGCTGCAGCTGGCCTGCTGGCCCAGCTGGGCTATGGGATCTGACCAGGCGAAAAAAAGGCCCGCCGATGAGGGCGGGCCATAAGCTCAAACCGACGATGAAGAACTCATGTCGATGCGCCGATTATCCATGAAATGCGCGGCCGCCCTTTTCGCGCCCACTCAGATGACGATAACCATCAGTTATCGAGGGTAAACAACCGGGGGTTATTTAGACAGTGCCCAGGTAAACAAAAAAGCAGCCTAAAGCTGCTGTAAGGGGGTATGATCCGCGCTCAATGGCGATGGTTTCGCCGCGCTCCGGGCTCCAGATGATGGCCCGGAAAAAAGAAAAGCCCAGGAGGCTCAATTCCTAGGCTTTTCCGCAAAGCGAACCATGGATCGGAATGGCCGTTGCGTTGGATCGAATTTTACATGCTTCTGCGAAGCGGGCAATAGCCTATTTGCCGCAGGGGGTGTCTGTTCCTTCCCACTCTCCCCATTCCTTGTGCGTTCGCTTAAGCGTCCCAAACGCGGAGAGGTATGTTCACGACTTCTGCCCCCGCGTGCGGCCCGGTTCGGCTTGCGCACGCCTATGGCGTTATGAATGGGAACTCACGCAAGCGCCAACCCAACGCGAAAGCAGGGCGGGTGCCAGG